CAGTTCCTTCGGCATGGCGAGCTGGCCTTTGCGCTTCAGCTCGATCTCGGCCAGTTCGTCGGCCTGCTGCTGTTGCATCGCCTGGTGATGGGCGATTTCCTCGGGGGACGCGAGCTTGTGAGTCCGTTCGACCAGGCGCCGCGCCACTTCTTTGGGATTGGACATATCCATTACCCTGCCCGCGATGGTGCCCTTTTCGGGGTTCTCCAGCGAGACCAGGTAATAGACCATCTGCCGCGGCAGCTTTTCCTGCGCGGCGCGCACATCGTTCCAGTATTTTTGAAGATCCATCTGCTGATACCCGCTTAGGTTGACTGGACGACCACGCCGTGATTGTTACGGATGACGGCCACGCCATAGAGCGCGTCGACGGTCACCTGCGAAGCCAGGGTTCCCGGCGCGTAGCTCAACAGCAGGCGGAAACCGAAGTTCCCAAGCTCGACGTACTCGGCAATGGCGCCGGTTCCGGGCAAAGGCGCCGGAAGGCGGCGCATGGCCATTCCGATCGCGTTCCGGTGGAAGGCGATGTTCTTGTAGTTGGTCGAGAGCGGCACGAGCTGCGAACGGAAGACGAAGAAGTCCTTGATCTTGCCGAACTGCCCAGGCGATCCGCCGGGCATGTAGGCGGTGAGCATGGTGTCCTTCTCGCCCGTCGTCTGATATTCCGAGAATCGCGGAATCTGGCGCATGGCCGCGGCGGAGCTCGAGGCGATTACGAAGAACTTCGGCTCATTCTGCGGAATGAAATTGTCGAACAGCACCTTCTCCGCGCTATCGATGCGCGCTTCGTCCATCGCGGTCGTGGCGCCGAGCGCGGCGTTCGCGGTGAAGAGCGGCCACAGGCTGAGCAGATCCGTCTCGATCTTCGTCGCCACGGCGTTCACTGCCGGCTGCATGTAGGTGCTCAACAGATCCGGGAACGCCAGGACCTTGGTGACATCGGGGATCTGGAAACTTGCTTCGGCATGCGTGTTGAGCACGATCTGCGCGTTGCCGAGAGAGGGGTTCTGAAGCTGGACGCTGCCGCCTTCATTGATGTCATTGGCGACCATGGTGGGCGGGATTACGATGTTCACCGTGTCGCCGGTGTTGCCGAGCTGGGCTTCGTAATCGCGGTTGACCAGATTGCCCATCACGAGGTTGGCCAGCAACGCCGGCATCGCCTTCACTCCGATCAGCTTCAAAATCGCCTGAGATACATTTACTGAGGTGATATCCGGCATTCGAAAAGTTGCTCCTGAGAAGGGGGGCATCGCCTGCCCCCCCTTGGGTTATGTGCGGTGAAACTACGTTAGCGCTGTCCTGCCAGGACGGCGCTGATCTGAGCCGCGGCGGCGCTCATATCCGCGGCCGACATGCCCTGTTTGATCGCGTCGAAATCGACGGACTTCACGCCCGCCTGTCGGCCGCCATTGCGCGCGCCAGCAGAGTCGACGGACTTTGCGGCCAGCAGATAGGCGTGATTCGCCATCTGCGCCGTCACATATTCCTTCAGCGGGGCTTCGTCTGCGCCGCCTACGAGCGATCCGTCCGCCGTTCGCTTGATGTCATCTTTGAAAATGCGAAAGGCGGTATCGCGCTGCGATTCCGAACCGAACTGGAAGCCGGCCAGGGTGTCGCGGATCGAGCTGTGACGCTCTTTCACTTCCGCGGCGGCCGTGGTCGCTTCGTTCGTCTTCTGCATAGCGGCGAACTGCTCGGTAAGCAATCGGTTCTGCCTTTCCATCGCCTTGAATTGGGCGGCGAGAGCGGGGTCGGACGGGGGTTTGACCGCGCCAGCGGCGAGGTCGATGTCGGGATTCGGGTCGGTCACGAGGGCGGATTGTGCCGCGGCCGTGAGTTTGCCGAGATCGAGCTTGAAGGATTTGGCAAAACCGTTTAGGGTTTTGTTCACTTCCCCCAAGAGGGAGGTCTGGAACGCGGCCGGATCAAAGGCCGCCGGAATTCCACCACCTCCGCCTGCGCCGTCATCGTTGGCAGCAAACAGGGAGCTTCTATTGAATCGTAGCATCTATGCGTTCTCCTGAACCCGCGAGAATGCGCGGCCATTGTGTGTTTTGTGTGAGTTAGCCCGTGAATATGAAAGCCTCACGGCGGGCCTTTTACTGCAAACTTGGGGTGTTAGCGGACTTTCTTCACTTACGCGCCGATGCCGGCGGTGCCTTTGAACGACTGGCTGAACTTGTTGAGCTGGTCGGCCTGCTGCTGCTCCGCGAGTAACGCCGCGGCGCCTTCGGGCGTCGGATTGGCCTCGATCTCTCCGTCGATCTTGGCCAGCGTTTCCGGATTCATATCCGGCAGCACCACGCGGACGAACTTCTTATCGCGCTCCCGCCGGTACGTGTCCGACTGGACATCGAGCACGGTGGACTTCTCCATGAAATCCATCTCTTCGACGCCCGCCTTGTCCTGGAAATCGAAGCCGCGCACGTCGGGCAGAATCTCCGCCAGGCCGCGGATCGCCAGCACGTCGGCGTACACGAGCTGCATGGCGGGCCGGATCACATCGCCGAAACCGGAGAGCGCGTCGCGGCTGGGAGTCTTGTCCTGCTGCTTACTCAATCCAGACTGCGCCGCCGGCGTCGCCTTGTTGCTGCGCGCCTGGTCCATCAGGTAGCAGGCCTTGTAAATCCGCTCCTCGAGGCTGCCCAGGCGTTTGTCGATCGCTTCGTAGGCGCGGCCTTCAGGCTCGAGATACGTGGCAGTGTCGCCCGTGTTGAGCTTCAGGTAACTGACTTCCGAGAGTGTCGCCGAGTCGTCGTAGTTGCCGGTGATCACGAGCTGGGCAAGCGCCGACTGGAATAGAGCGAAGTCGTAGGCGTTGTCCAGATTCAAGTGGTTGAGCAGCGGTAGGGCCACGCGATTGGCCAGCCACAGTCCTTCCGGCACTTCGATTTTGCGCACCGGGATCCGCTGCAGGTCCGTCATGGCGTGCCGGCGGGGATAGCCGTCCACGAGGTTGGCCACGTCGTCATCGGTGCGCTTGTCGTTCCGCTCCGCCGAATAGCATGCGACCTGCTCGCGGTCGAAATAATACCAGTAGTCCATCGTGACGGGATTCTGGAACGCTTCGCGCTCTTCGGTCGAGACGGCGATGATGCACCACTCCAGGTTGCCGTAGCGGTCGGTCTCCCAGTTGATGACCTGGCTGGGCGTGTAGAGCACCAGGAAGGGGTCGAGTTCCCCGCTAGCCCGCTGGTCTGCGAGAGACCTCGCCGCCGGAGCGTCGTCGTCGTGGCCGGGCAGGTCGAGCAGCACGTAGGCGGCCTTGTGCAGCACCAGGCTTTCGAAGGCCTTGCGCCAGAAATCCACGTAGCTGGTGCCAGCGCGATCCGCGTCCTTCTCAAACGCCGCGCAGAAAGTCTCCACGTCGGCCGGGACCTTCAATGCCGCATCGCCTTCCGCGCCGTCGCGCTTCTTTACGATCTGCGCCGGCGTCTTGAACAGCGCGGCGCCGTACCAGCCGATGATGTTGCCGAGGAGGTTGGTGTACGAGAAGCGCAGTTGCCGCGTGGCGTAGACTTCCTCCTGTTCCTTCGGCTTCTTCAACAGGTATTGGCCGCGGCGGACCACCTTGTCTTTGAGCACGCTGCCGCCCTCGTAGAGATCGGCAGCGGTCTGCCATGCCTCGGCGTACCGGTTGTATTCCGAGGCTGTGGCGCCAATGGATTTGATCGGCAGTGAGGAGGGGAAGTCCATCAGGCTTGGATGTAGGTGACCAGCATGCCCATTAGATTGGTGTCGGCATCGACACAATAATCGGTCGGATCGAGACGGTTTGTCTCGCCGTCGCCATAGTTTTCCGAATCGAGGAAACCGGTCGCACCGGGCGCCATGAACTGCCGCATCACGCCGACGAACGTGCCCTTCACCATGCCCACCTTCCCGAAGTACACACTGCCAGTCGTGCCAGCAATCTGCGCGATCTGAATTTCGGCAACCAGTGTGCCGGACGGCGGCGCCGCAAGCCGCACGGGGGTTCCGGCGGTAACGGGCGCGACTTTTCCCTGGGGATAGGCTTGCATTTGTGGGCTCACTCCTTCTTCAAGTTTTTCTTTAACTCTTCTACCATCATGCGCTACATTGCAAGAAAGGAGAATTAGTTTATGGCAAAGAAGACCGCACCGAAAGCGAAAAAGAAGTCCGCGCCAAAAGCGAAGAAGAAGTAGTCAGGCTGCGCCGCATTCGCTCCAGAGTGCGTGCGGCGTCCTCTTCCTCGTCTTCCTCTAACGTAATCGTTTCCGATCCCACCAGACTCAACTCCACCGTCGGCACCTGCGCCTTGCACACGCGCACGAAGCCGCCGAGGAAGCCGATGGTGCGACGGAGTTGGTTGCCGTGGGAATCGAGGATCATGCTGCGATACTCCCGCTCCGCGGCCCGCCGGCCTGCCGCAATCCGAACTCACTCTCAATCAAGTAGCCGAGCGCGTCCGAGATATGCGTCAGCTCCGCGTTACTCTTGTCGATATCGCCAGTCATGTTGCCGTTCGAATCGCTTTTCCACGCGACCTGCTCCAGATCCTTCGTCAATCTTTTGCATCGCGGATCCACTAACAGCCCCACCACACCCGCGGCGTTCAGCAGCTTCGAATTCATCGCGTTCACGCGATCGCGCACCGCGGGATTGGCCAGCGGCACGTGGTAGCTCACCTGGAACTCGGGCGTCCGGCGGAAGAATTCCTTGATGATCTGGTAGTCCGACTTGCCCGCGGTCGAGCGCGCGCTGCCGGCGGCATCGCCGTATAGCTTCAGCGAAACTTGCCCTTGCCGCGCGATCCAGGGTTGCACGCGCCTGGCGAATTCCTCGCAAGCCTCCTGGGTGTTGGAATTGGGCAGCACGATCTCATCGAGCACGTGCACGAGGGAGGATCGCTTGCCGATCATGGCCTGGTCGCGCGTGGTGGTGTCTTCGAGCTGGCAGATCACGCTGGACATCGGGTTCACGTTGAAATCAAGCGACCAGCAGAGCTGCAGGCGCGGCTGATAGTTGGCTGCGTGCAGATTGGCGCCGCGGTTGAAGGCGAAGTAGGCGCGGCCGGCAAAGTTCTCGAAGCCGCCCATGTACTCCTGGCGGAACGTCTTCTCATCCATGTCCTGGCGCGCGGATTCGAGCTCCGCGGCCGAAACGCGCCCGCCATCGAGCGTGGTGTACTGAAACGCCGCCCAATCTGGCATCGTGGCTGCCGACTGGTGCAGTTCGTAGAAGTGGTTCATGCCCTTCGGTGTGCCGATGAAGAGAGCCGAACCCATCCGGTCGGACAGCATGGGGCGGATGATCTCCGTCCACACCACCGGATTCATGTCGGCGTATTCGTCCATCACCGCGAAGTCGAGGCCCGGTCCGCGCAAGGCGTCGTAGTTCGCCGCGCCGCGGAGCGCGATCCGGCCGCCGCCGATCAGTTCGACCGACAGATCCGTCTCGTTGGGCTTCTCGGCCAAGTAGGGCCCGCCGGTCTCTTTCAGTTCGCGCCACGCGATCTGCTTCGCCTGGCGATATGTCGGTGCCAGATACCAGGCGAGCGACTTCGGCCGGTTCCAGACCTTGCGAACCAGCTCGGGGATCGACAGGTACGTCTTGCCGAAACGCCTGCCGGCAACCACAACACGGAACCGCGCTGGAGACAAAAAAATACGGGACTGCGGTTTGCTGAGGCGGATCATGAGGATTGTACCGGTACACTCAATATGCGTCTAGGCCTAGTAAATACAGGGGTTTCGGAACAAAATTGAGTGATGGGCACGCGCGCGCAGCAAGCGGAAGCTAATCGACGGTGGCGCGAGAAGAACAGAGATTAGATTCTCAGTCTCAGGCTTCAATCTTTTCAGGCGGATCATCGGTGTAGGTCTGAATCACCAGCGGCGGCGCCGTGGCGGCTTCGGGGTTGCGCTCTTCGCGCTGCTCCCGGTAATCGGGATGGCGGTTGCGAAGCACGAACTGCAGGAGGTTGTTGTCGATCTTGCGGACGCTGAACGGTTGCTGGGTTCGGTCGGGGACCATATATCCCAGCTCGTCGCTCCAGATCTCCGGGTAGGAGAGCTGCCCCTTATATACGACGGGTTCGTCCCAGCCGATCTGGGCCCGCTCGATCGCGACGTCGCTCATGGCATCGCAGCCGATCGCCATACAGGCGTCGAAGGCGGCGCGGTACTCCAGACTCGAGTTCAGCTTCGCGTAGTGCTGGGACTTGTTGATCCTGGCCGCCTTCGCCGCCCGGGTGACATTTGGCATCACTTCGATGGCGCGCAGAAAAGCAGTAATCTTGGGGCCGAATCGGGGCATGTTGGTCGCGCGCGCGTGAGGCGTCTACTTCCGTTGGGGCACCGCGGCGCGCGGAATGCGGACGTTTGCCGCTTAAGTCGTTTGTTTTGCTGGTTTCCACCACCGGAACGTACGCCAACCAATTGGTTTCGTACTGCCATTTCGGCGCCCGCAAGTCTACTCCTTGCGTCACCGATTCCCGAGAAACTAGGAAGGCTTTCCGTACAGCTTCACCGCATCGACGATCGTCATGGTCGGAACGCCCAGGGCGACCGCGATTTTTCGGAAGCTCATCCCCAGTCTCCGCATCCGCATGGCCTCGTCGCGCTTGAAGATCCGCGGCTTGCGGCCGCAGTGGACTCCCCTCTTCTGGGCTTCGGCCACCCCGGCGGTCACCCGCTCCACGATCAGGTTGCGCTCGAACTCAGCAAAGACCCCGAGGATCTGCATGAACATCCGGCCGCCGGCATTCTGCAGGTGTGTGTCGATCCCCTGGGTCACGCATACGAAACGGATTTCGAGCGAATCGAACAGGCGAACGTTCTCGACCAGTTGGGAGATGGAGCGCGCAAAGCGGTCCAGTTTCCAGACCAGCACTGCATCGAACTTCCGGAGCTTGGCGTCGGCGAGCATGCGATCGAACACCGGCCGTTTCTTGACGCTCGATGCCTTCTCCACGTACTCCACGATTTCCCAGCCGGCGCGGGCGGCGTAGGAGCGCAACTCGGTGAGCTGCAGTTCGTAATCCTGGATCTTGGTCGATACGCGCGCGTAGATTGCTGCTCGGATGCTCATATTGGGGATTCGATTCTATACTGCGCTGAAGAGTTTCTGCTCGGCCGCGCGCCTGGTGACCAGGCCGGGAAGTATTTCGGCGCCGGCATGACACCATTTTGGAAACTCGTTTGCGGCGCCGTTGAAGTCGCGCGCATTCACGAGCCGAATCAGATCGGACGTCCGCCAACCTTTGCAGTTGTACGCGAAGGAGACCAACGCGTCGAATTGGCCTTGAGTCAGCTCCACGTGAACCGCGCTGCAGACGGCCGTCTCGAAACTCAGGAGATCGCAGGCGAACAGTTGATCGGCGCGCACCTGGTCGATTCGCAGGCCTTGGGTAACGCCGGCGCCGGTATGACCCCGGCCGATCGTCCAGATACGTTCCGGCGACGCGTCCCGATAGGCTACGAGCCTGCAACCTTCGAAGACCTTCATCACGTCGATGCCGGCGGGTGAGGTTCTGCGGATCATCACGCCAGCCCCAGAATCGTTCGCCAGTCGATCTTCGCCGCCGCGGCCTGGCCAATGTGGAGCAACATTGGGATCGCGTCCACGTCCGCTTCATCGATATCGTTGGGCAGAGCCGCGTTCAACACCCGCAGAACGTTCGGCCAATGCCGTTCGACCGATTGCGCCGCGATCGTTTTGCTCGATCCAACGAGCGCGCCAGTCACCCACTGAATCCGCTGGAGCAGATTGCCGGGAGGTTGGGGCATCGTGGTGGGTTTGAAGAATCCGGTACCGAGCGAGATCACGGCCGCGGCCGCCGGGTCGATCGAGCCGTAGCATTTGGCGCCGGTGAAGGCTTCGACGCAGACCTGGTAGACCGGATCCGCCACGCCTCCGCATCCTCCATCAGCACAATATCCGAGACGTCGAACCATCCAGGGATCGTGATATGTGGTGGCGCATGCCGATGCAACGGCCGCATCGAGCAGTCCAAATTGGCCGAACTTGCCGGCGTTCGTGGATCCATCCCGGGTGAAATACATCGTGTCGCCGAGCTGGTCGACCGCGGTGAGCAGGATATTGATGGGGCTGTCGTTGATCGTCCACACTGCGGCCGTGCCGAGCGTGTCCTTCACCACCTGGTAGAGCGTTTTCGCATCGAACTGCCTGCCGCGCGCGACCAGGTTGACCTTCCGCTCCACGTCGTTGGTGGGCGAAAAGATCTGGCGGCCGTGCTGCAGGTAGACGTCAAGCGATTGCTGCGCTGGAACTCCTGCCGCGATCGCCGCGGTGAGCAGCGCGCCGGTGCTGGATCCACCGCAGAAGTCAAAGGATTCGCGGGCGAGCTTGCCAGTCTGGGCTTCCAGGGCAACCAAGGCGCACGCGGGGATGATTCCGCGGATCCCCCCTCCTTGAATCGATAGGATTTTCTTCGTCATGCCCGACTCGTGTGTTGCGGCGCCCAGGGCAAGGGTTGGCCAACTGGGCGGATCTCATAGCTGGGCAAGCCGTCGGCGACGAAGTGGGCCTGGGCGAGAGTCATCGCGCCCATTCCTGCTACTGCTCCGGTATCCTTTGCGCAGACGATGAATCGTCCCGTGGACCTGTTTATGTACTCACGGATGGTCAGCTGAATGATCAATATGAGGTTGAGGGATTCCATGGTTATTTCACGCTGATCGTGATCGACTGCCCCGCCGTCAACACCAGCGGCCCTTGCGTAGACGGAAGCTCTGCAGGACTCTGAACGCTCGTGCTTCCGAGTACTCCGCTCAGCTTCATGCTGGTCACCACGGCCTGGATGATCACCTTCACTTCTGCCTCGTCGGGCAATCCGGGGATCGTGCCCTTGGCATGGGCCTTGATCAGATCCTCCATGGTGGCTATGAACACGTCGGCGAATTTCACGGGGCCAGTGTTGGGTCCGCCGGAGGCCTCCGCCACTGGCGCCTGTTTATGGACCAGGCCGACGATCAGATCGATCAGCTTGGGAACTTCGGTCAGAATCAGAGGTAAAGCTATCGGGATGATTGCGGCTGCCATTGGTTAATTCCTCCTCGTCGTAAATCAGCGCGCGAAATCGGGTTTCAAACTCGCAGGCACGCTCCATGCAAAGATCTAGGTTCTCGGAAATGGTTGGCCAGCCCTTCGCTTGTACTTCGGCGAATAGGGCGTGGACGCGTTCTTGCAGGGTCATTTCTTCCTCTGCTTAGCGGCCGCGCGATCGGTATCCTGCTGCTCTTCCGCCTTGTCCTGCCGTACTTCAAGTGCCTGCGATGCCGTAGCGGCGACGTGGCGGTCCTGATCCAAACGATTGCTCAGCGTGCTCTCGGCGGTGATGGCAGCGGTGGCGGCAGCGGCCTGGCGGTTGTCCGATTGATCCGCGCGCTTGCTCTGCGTCAGGTTGGCTTCCGAGGCCGTGACTCGATCGACTGTCTGCTGCGTCGCCTGCTGTTGCTGGCGGGTGTCGAAGTGGCTGATGTCGGCCTTGTTCTTTTCAGATTGCGTGCCCTGCCTGCGGATGGCGGTCCAGTTTCTATCGGCCTTCGCTTCCAGGGCGGTGGTGCGTCCGGCGAGATTGCCCTGCACGGTGCCGACTGCGACAGCCAACACACCGGTAGCGGCAGCGTTGCTTTCTACGGCCGCGGCGAGCCGTAACATGAATGCGTGGTCCTCCAGCACCATATATCGGAGCGATCCGTCTTTGGATCCAGCGCCCCAGATTGCGCCGGCGATGGTCAACAGGCCGAGAATGATACCCATCCGGAGTGTGAACTGGGCCGGTGGCTTCTCGTCGCCGCCGAAGCGCGCGCGGGATCGGGCCATAGGGATTGGAAATGGAAATGACATTCGATTGATTGGAAGCGGAGCCCGGCCAGGTCTTAGAACTGGAGGGCTCCGTCCCTTTCACTCGCAAGGAGCCGGCGTAAAGCGCGGCATCTCAAGCAGAGCAAAATTTTACTCCGCGGTCAGCCGTTAAAATAAACCGACGTTTCTTTTAACGGGAGGTGCGCCGAAGATCAGGCAGCTTTGAAGATTTCGTACTCGCGCGCAGGGGAAACGACGCAACTCGTGACCACGGTGCGGAAGATCGGCAGCACCTTCGCAGGCAGCCGCTTCAACGTCCAGACGCCCTCGGGATTGTCCTTTGCCACATGCTTATGGGAGTACGACTGCCCGACGTAATCGGTGATGCGCGTGACTTTCGAGGTGTCGAACTCCCCCGACAGCACGAGGCCGCGCGTGTAGTTCTTGGTGCCGACGCCGATATAGCGGCCGTCGCGGAGGCCGATCTGCGCTGCCCACTTCGAGACGTAGCAGAGCACTTCGTGGTTGCGGTCGAACAACGGCAAGCGGTCGGCTTTGATGATGGGTGTGGACACGGGGGTTCCTGATGTTCCAAAGGTGCTGGATTGTGAGGTGATTGGAAGTCGGATTATTTAACGTCGCCCTTCGAGCGCGACGGAACGCAATTCCAAAATGCGTTGGCCCTATGGCCGGATTAGGCCGCGATTGGGAGCGCGGGTACCGAGGGGGAGACAAAAGGGACGATCGCGGGCGCGATCTTGGCGAACGCTTTGATCCGGCGGGAGCCGGTCTGCGTCTCGACTTGCAGCGCTTCGGCGGCATCGTTGCCGATGGAGCCGGAGAGAGCTTTGAACGTGACGGTGCAGACTTGCAAAAATTTGGCCAGGCTGCCCGCGGCTTTGTAGACTTCGCGGGTCGATCTCCAGTCCTTCTTCATCGAACGCGCGCCGATGACGAGCTCGTAATCGCCGACCTGCTCTGTGGTCTCAGCGTCGGCGCCGAGATCGTCGTACAGAGGCTTTAGCTCTTCGGTCAGCTTTTCGTGGCGCGTGATTTTGAATTGGACGGACCGCTTCCACACATCGAGCGCGGCAAATTCCAGCTTTAACGCCGTCTGCGCTGCATCGAGGGGATTGGGAATGGTGCTCATTGTGCTGTCTAAGTTCAGTATGGCGTACGTTTTAGGACTCTGACATCCTATTGAATGATGGGTTTTATCCCCCCCGATGGGGTAGTTTGGGCATGCTGTGACACTTTTCGAGAGCAAACTGCAGAAAAACGGAGTCTCCAGCACTGCTCTCCAGGTGGTGCTGTCGCCGAGGGAGTTGGCTGTCGTGCGCCTGGTGGCGGCCGCGAAGACCAACAAAGAGATCGGTGACGCGCTGTGTATTTCGTCCAAAACTGTGGCATGGCACCTGCACGTACTCTTCGTGGCGATCCAGATCCGCGGCCGCGGAGAGCTGATGATCTGGTGGGCGGACAATAAAGAAAGGCTGGAATGGCATGGTGGACCGGTTGAAGTCACCGCGCATGCGATCGGGTGCCCTTGCGCGTACTGTTTCGCCGCCGCCTGATGAGAAGAGTGGCGACCCGGCTGCCGTTGACTGGTCTCGCGTGACGATCTGCAGCGTCTGCCGCCGGGAACTCCATCAGGATGGCCCTTCGACATCGAAACCAGTAGGGTCGACAGCCAGCATCACTTACGGCATGGCGTCGTGGTTGCACTGCGAAGATCACTCGATCCGCTGCCGGAATTCGATGGGAGTTCATCCGCGATCAGAAGCGGAGATCGTTGGGAAGTTTTGCGGGAGGGATCGATGACGAAAGTTGAAAGTCCGGACTGGTCTGTCATGTCGCGCGCCGCGATCGCGGATGAGTTGCAGCGACGGATTGAGACCCTGCTGGCGCCGCGCGCCGAGCAGACCCGTGCCATCGGCGCTGCTATCCGCGATCTCACACGTTACCAGCGGTATGGCGAATTGCCGCTGCGGTAGGATTCCGGTGATGCCTCCCGCTTCCCCCTGGACGTTCATGTCCACTGCTGAAATCGAAGAATTGCTGCTGGAGCGGGTGAATCTGCTGCGCGGGGAACCTGGAGCGCCCGTGACCGAGGCCTACAAGAATGCGCTCAAAGACTTTGGCCGATTCGTAATCGATCGGACGCTGCCCGATCGCTGAGTCAGGCGCGCAACACCAGCACGAGCACCACGACAAACAGCACCACGGCCAGAGCCAGCAACCAGAAGAATCTTCGCCGCCATTTCTTTGCCTCGAAGAATGGATCGTAGGATTCTTTCGACCTGGCCCGGTTGTACCGGACTTCCTTCCCGAGGTCCATGCTTCAGATTACGCTGCCACGATCCTCCCCGCCACGCGGTCGTAGAGCGCGGACAGCACCACCATGCGCACGGCGGGCGGTTCGGTGACCAGCGCGGCGTCTATTGTGTGCAGCAACTCGTCGGTCACTGCCCTGCCCCGTTCAGCCGGATCCACCTGTTCGATTGCCTTGGGCTTCAGTGCGCGGATCGCCGGACCGCGGAGAATCAGCGCCCAGTGCCAGTCGTTCGCGATGGCGCGCGCGATCTCCTGCCACGCCTTGAGATCCCAGTCGTAGCGCCAGAGGATCCAGAGATTCTCGCGGTGCTTCCCCGGACGCCACTTCCCTTGTGGACCCGCGAATTCGAGCAACACCGGTTGCTCGCCCAGGTCCTCTGGTGGAATCTTTGCGCCTGGCCGGAATAGCGGGCCTTCGAAGCCGGCGCCGTTCCACGCGTCGGTTCGCACTTCAGTCAGGATCCGGCAGTGGGTGTAGCTGCGTTTGTTCTCCGGGCAGGTGTTAGGGAGCCTGATGGTGGCACACGGGGTCAAGAGGGGCCTGTCTTCCAGCTTCGACAATTTGGCGTGAGGGATGTTGTGAATTCTTTGGGGGAGGGTCAATACCAGTAGTGCGCGCGGAAGGGCGAAGCGGTTCAGCCGGATTTCGCATGGGCGGGTGGGTACTTTCTGAGGGAGTGAGGACTTTGACCTCGGTACCTTTCGGGCTGTTTTCGAAAGGTGAATTTTTATCGTCGTCGTCGGCTGTTGGAATTGCCTACGCGTTGGCCGAAGAGTAAGGGCACTTCGAAGAGAAAGACGACGACGATGAGTGAATGAACTTGATAAACGGCGCGGAAGCCGCAGTAGCTTCTTTCTTAGTTCCTTTCAAGTTCCTTTCAACGCTTCCTCTGGCGGGGGAACATGGTGTTCCTAGTGGCGGGGAACATGATGTTCTGCTGGCAAAGGAACATTGAAAATTTCACTTGCAAGGCGCATGGCAACAAGGGTAGTCTCGTTGTCATGGAAGCGACCGGCCAAACAGCCCGATGGAAAGGTGTCTCGAAAGAAGTCCGCGTCCGCAACACCGAGAAGGCGCGGAAGGCTCTGCGCGCCGCGTTAGAAGCGAGACGCGTCGCCAAGGCCGTGGCGTTGATCGAGGCTTGCGGATACCGGGTCGTACTCAAGAGGGCAAGTTGAAGCTACTGCCCAGCGAGGTGCGCGCCATCCGCGACGCCTACGCAACAGGCCGATTCACTAAGTTACAACTCGCCGAGAGATACGGCGTTTCCGAAGTATGGATTTGGAAAATGGTCCACGGTGAGACGTGGCGCAAGCGCGCCGGAGGCCCCGTTGTTGCTCCACCGAAATATTGCGGCGGGGAAGGCTGCGCATGAAAATGCGCTGCCGGACAGCGGGATTGCCAGCGCCTCGCTCAGTTGACAATAAGTGGACCGTCTATTCGTTATCGGAACCGGACTTGCAGGTTCCAAACGTTGCGTTCGTTACCCGGTCAAATTGGCCCGATAACGAATACCATGCCGCGCTTTGCAGATCCCCTTAAAATCCACACCGAACGTTCACGGTGATCCTGCCAAGAATAAACCGTGGGCGCGAGGTGAGAACTCGGTGTTGTCGAGGTAAAGGGGTATCTACAACCGCTGTATTCATTCTGCCCGTAGTCCTTCCTCGGCGCAATCCCAATTTTGCAAAGTTTCGAGAGGAGTACTCCTATGCGTAGTGGGAGAAAAGCCGAGATCGTTTCGGTGTCGCGGGTAGACGTTCCTGCGTTCCATTGGCGGCTGATTACGCCCATCCGCGAATTGAGCCGGGCCGACTCTCGGCGACTCGCCAGAAAATCTTTTTTCTACGTCCATGTTGGGAATAAACCCAACACGGGAGAGTTAACCTGCTGAAAACATGAGGCGAAATTTATGAAAAGCCGAAATTTGCCAATCCCAGGAGAAGGCGTTCCAGCCTATCTCGCCAAGTACGGCATCAAGCCATCTGAATGGACATGCGCCGTCAAGAAAGGGCTTGGCGTGCTGATGCGGCCCGGCTTCGATTTGCGCGCCCGGATTATCATCTTGGGCCAACTGCACTCGGTCGGATACCCCGGTGGAGGCGGTGAGTTCTGCATCATGCAGGCGGCCTCTAAGAAGGGAGGTCGGCCGAACTTCGTACCTCTCACCCCGAGCGCCATCAGCACCGCGTTGCTTGAGGTGGATATCGAAGATTTCCGCAGAAGCGGCAAGGAGCTAACCGACGAAGAGCAAAAGAGGAGGAAAGAAAAGAGCTACGCCTTGCCGGACATCCGCGCAAAAATCCAGAGCATTGAAATCGAGGACGGCGTGTTCACCGCCGTGACGATGACAAAGCTCCTGTCACGCGACAAGGCAACCAAAGAGCGCGGATGGGAGGATTTACGGCGGCTCTGCGGACTGTTTGAGAAGCGGGCCTTAGCGGATGGGAAAGAGAAGTGGGTGCAGGTCACAGAGGGCCTGTCCTTCGATGAAGCCCGCGCCCAAAATTTGATCACACCCATCAGTGAGTTGAGCAAGAAACAGCGCCAGGGCCTTGCGGGTAAGTCTTTCCTCTATTGTCATATTCGCCCCCGCCCCGCCAAACTCTCCGCCCTGAGCCGCCGCACGATAGATGATTTCACGGGCGACACGTCGAACGGCAACGGCAACGGCAACGGCAACGGCCCGATCCCCGAACTGGGCAAGCCCGTGCAACTCCTCATGAAATTCGGGCGAGCCCATGGTGTCACCGATCCCAAACTGGCAGCATGGCTGGCCGAGTTGCCCGCAGTGAAGGCCGACTACGAGCATTTCGTCCAGGCGGAAAAACTGAAGGCCGAAGCCGCGGAATCGTACAGCAGCCACCTTGCGGCCGTGCCGCACGTGATAGCGGAGTACCACGCTACCGGCAAACTGCCGGTTCTTTCTCCCGCCGCCGTGCAAGCGGCACTCCCAGGGCTACTCGTGCCGGAAGACGCGCCACCAGCGGCACAGCCCGCCGCAGTGCAGAGGCCTCTGCCAGGGTTAGGGGCCACGTTGGTCAACGGGCACGCCAAGAACGGCGCGACCAAAGAATCGGCTGATCCGGAAACCGGATGCGCGCCCGCCGAAATAGAAGGCGCCAACCAGCGTTTCGAGAAGGAGACCGGCGACACACCGCTCAGCCAGCCGCGCAGTTCGAAGCCCGCGCCTGATTGGGACGCGGTAGGCCGCGCCGCTGCGCAGTACGGAGCCTCCATATCCGACACGTGGCAGCGCAAGATTGTTGCCGCGTGCCAAGCCGGAACCGCCGATGTCACGCCCGCCGAAATCGCCCAATTGATTCATTCGGTCGGCAAGCAGGCGGCGAAAAAAGACAGCCCGCACGGCTGGCTGCTGAAGGTAGTACCCGAACGGTGCGAGGGCGAGAGCTTCCGGCGCCAGCGGGAACGGTGGAAGAATCCGCGCGAGCAGGTGGAAACGCCGGTGACGGCCGAAGAGTCGCTGCGAGACCGTGCCATCCGGATCAGGAGAACGGCAAATGGCTGAACTCGATATGAAAGACGCCGAGCTGCTGGCCGACCAGCTCTGCACAATCGGCCACTCCCCGGTCCACGGGGCTCGCATTGGCACCGCTCAGGATTTGTGCGAGTGGTGCAAGGGGGGAATCTTCGGAGGCCGCCCTTGGACTCCGCTAGAACAAGCCACGGAGCTGGTGCGCGAGGCCCGCAATACCTTCGGCGATTGGAATAAGGCAGGCGGCACCACGGCGTTGCTGGCCCTGTTCCGCCAGAAGTTCGGTAAGGCGGAGCCGCCGCATACCCAGACGATAGAGGAGCGCGCCGCCGAGAACGCGCGCCACATGGCCAGCCTGGTATCTCGCGGCCTGCTGGCGGCGCGCTGCGTCCACTGCGAACCAGGCGCGCCGTACTGCGAATACGGCGGGGAACGGGCTCACGCGCGAGAGAAATCCGAACGGGCGAAAACCACGGTCAAGCGAAAGCCCGTGCCTATCGACGGATTCAAGCGCCCTCCGGCACAAATGACTCCCGCACAGATGGCACGCTTCGCGGCCGACGAGATGCGCCGCAAGCGTGAGCAACTGGAAAGGACGGGGATGGCATGATGCACCGCGACTATACCCCGCCCCGTGAACAACGCTCCGGCTGCACGCGCGAGTTCGTGTTCCTGGGGCTGGCCGGCGGCGCCGGCGGCCTCGCCTACTCCTGGAGCTACTCCCTCATTTTCGGCTTCCTGGCCGCGATCGTGGTGTTCTTCGCGCTCCTCGTTTTCGGCGCCTGGAGCAACCGATGACCATTCTCAAATTGGCTCTGCGCCACCTCGGCGATCATGGGGTTCCCGGGCGCCTGGCGCAGGACATCCTCGCGCACTTCGCCACCGCCAACGGCCGCGATATCTACTGGGAAGGGATCGCGCCGAGGCTGAGCAAGCCGATCGCCGAGCGCATCGACGCGGCCGCCAACGGCTGGCTGCTGGCGCACCGCGAGTGCGTGTTGCCTGAGAAGCCCGCGGTGCCGCGCGACGGCAAGCTGCTCGCTGCAGGGGAGGATTCGTGAAGATCCGGCTTACGAAGAAACGAAACAGCGTCTTGCTGCGCTTCTCGGCGGAATCCGACACCGAGGGTGTTGAACTCAAGGACATCGTGCTCGCACTCGCCAAGAACGGTATCTCGATCGATGGCGCCGTAAAAGAATTCAAGGCCCGCGGATATACCGCCACGCTCACCAAGGAGACGCCGAACACCAAAGAGTTCACGCTGAGCCGCTCAGAATCGGAGGCCTCCTGATGCCGACGGCGGTCGAGGTTTACAACGGATCCGACGGCGATCTGACCCGAGACTACTACTCGGAATTGGAGCAGCGCGGCCCGATCGGGATCGTGTGCGTCAATCTGTTCCGCGCGCAAAAGTGCTCTGCACGGGCCAAGGTATACCGCGGCGGCATTCGCGGCCAAGGCTCGTATAAAGGGCTCGCCTACGACCGAAAGAACTGGTCGATGCAGAATCTGTGCCGCGTGCTGATGAACGAGGCGCCCGCACTCGGGATCGCCTGGGGATGGAAGCGGGACCCGGCGCAGCAGTATCACGACTGGGTTTTGTACGTCGATCTTCCAACCGGACAAGTCTCGTTCCATGCGGCCGCACATGGCGAAGGCCCGATCTACCGGGGTGAATGGGACGGCGAGCACAAGAGCGCCGAACGAATCCTCGCGTTCTGCGAACAGGTTTATAGCCGCGCGCCGGAGGCATCCTGAATGGCACGCCGAGGCAAACCGCCGGTCGAACATCCGCCAATCCGGGTGTGGCGCGAGGTGCTCAATGCGGTGCTGCTCGACGCGGCCGAGACGACTCCCCGTACCGCAAAGTCGGTGATCTTGTGCCTCCTCGGATGTCTCGACGACGACGAAGCCTTCCAGGTGTTCGAGCACCTACTGACGGCCAGGTCCGGCGCCGCGCCCGGCACGTTCCCTGCGCGGACAGCCAAAGGAGGCTCGTGATGCCCCGCTCTGGCCTCCGCAAGCTCGTAGACGTACACGGCACGCTATCCCAGGCCGCGCCGATCCACGACGCGCTGCAAGCGTTCCTGCTGCACCACTCGATCTCATGGCAGGTACACAGCTACACCGATAAATTCGATGGGCACGAGTTCTGGCGCTACTTCGTCAATGGACGCGATCTGTGCTGCGCGCAATCTGTGTTGCCTGCGATCAAGGATCTGCAAGAGCGAGGTGCCGCATGAGCTGGCGCAAGCTGATCGACGTGAACGAGGACGGAGCGGACAAGCGGCGAGAAATCGAAAGCTTTCTCGCCCAGTGGGAGATTCCCTTCCAGGCGCAAGTCTCGAAGACCTACCGCTACACGCGCTATCTGGTCCCCGCCGCGAAGGTGGATTGGATCAAGGTGGCTCTGAGCCTGAATGACGACGCTCCCTTGCCGCCGAGGGCCGCATGACGCCCCAGGAATGCGCAGCCGCGATTAGACGGCAGGCAGCCGAAGCCGGCATGTCAGTGGAGGAGTTCGCCTGGCGCATCAACCACGCCACGCGCGAGGAGATCGCCCAGGCGATGGAGAAGCTGCCCACCGATGCACTGGAGTGGGCCGTGCGATTCGAGGCGTTGTGCCGCCGCGAGGAATCATGACCCGCAAGCGCGAATTCAACGTCGGGGCTTTGAGAACGGTTGTAGTGCTGTTCTTTGCGGCGGGCTATCTCGCGGGTTGTGCCTTCCCGCTTTTCCGTGTGGCCGCCAGGGGTCTGTGGGTTCCCGGGTGGGTGCTGACCGTGCTGTGTTACAGCGCGCTGCTCATCGGAATCGGCGGATGGGCGTTTGTGGTCGGATGGTTCGTTACCAAGGTCTGGTGGGACTTGGTGAAACGGCGCGGATGGTACGTCGCTTTTCTTGATTTCTACGCGAGCCGGCGCGCGGCGGATGACGGAGAAGTGGACGCATGACCCATCGCGACGACGACAACCGCGATCTGCGCGCCGCGCTCAACGAGCTGGTGCGCAAGGGCGAACTGGTGCCTGTATTCGATCCGGAATCTGGGGAGGATCGCTATTGCACGCCGGCCTTCCTAGCGAGATCCGTTAATAAAGTTTCAGAGATTCCCTCGTGGCCCGAGGGGAACGCGCGCCCGGCGCGTAAGGCTTCATCGGGCTAGGCAGCGGAGAGCCGACGATCCCGCAGCGAACAGGATGGCTGGGGCCTGGTGGAATGAGAGCCTGCCAGGCCCCGTTTCAAAAAGGAGAGGTGGATGGCCCAATCGAAAGCAGAAACGTTGATGGCGAGCTACGCCAGCCTGACGGCGCCAGAGCGCCAGCAGTTCAGGGACATGCTCGCCGGGTACGCGCTACGCGATCAACCGGCGGCGGCGCGCGATTCGAAGAAGACGAAGAAGACCGCGGCAGGGAAGGAAGCTGAAGCCGCGAAGGCGTGAACCGCAATTCAACAGGGCGGCGGATCACGAGTCTCGCCGCCCCGAAAGGAACAACCCCATGAAGATAGACGCGATATCTACTCACGAGGCCTGTACGATCATCCAACACCTTCCCTTGCACGGCAAGTGGCGAGCCACCCGCATGGGCGCCGATGTTGAGATCGTGCGCCTATCAACCGCAACCGGAAACCAGATCCACTACTCGGTGACCATCGAGCGGACTTTGGTGGTGACGGCGAGAGCCCAGACCGTGAAAGCCGCGGTGGACGACATCAACTCGATCATCCATGGGCGGACTCCCGTCGCCCTGGCGGGCCGCGCCGTCCGCGATCCGAACCACACGGGCACGCCGCACCTGGTGAGGCAGAGGCACAAGCACGGGGCGACGGAGAGCGATTCGTTGTGGAAGGAGGGCGCGTGAACAGCAGCGATCCGCTCATGATGGAGGCATTCCGCCATGGCCGCACCCAGGAACGGCTACACCAAGCAGTGGAGTGCCTGCGCAGCATCCGCGAACTGTGCCGCGATGGAAAGGGCGTGGGTCTCCGCTATCGGATTCTGGAAATCGAAGCGAACTGTTGCGTCACGCTTCAGCGTCTCAGCTCTTCAACGGGCGGGGTCATTGACGATATGGAGCCCGTATGCGAACCGGCAAAGGAGGGCGCGTAAATGGCCACCGCACAGCGCGCTCTCTCCACCCTCGCGGAGTTGGCGGTAACCTTCGAAACGCTTCTCAACGAGCTGCAGGAAGCCGAAAAGTACATGCCCGGGAATTGGTCGGACGTCGATGCGATCAAGGCGGAGATGGACAACGTGGAGGAAGAATACGCCCGCCAGGCGCGCATCGCCGACGGCAAGGAGCACGCCTGCGCGGCGTGCGGGTGCAGCGAGTCCCGCGCCTGTCCGGGAGGTTGCGTGTGGGCCACGGCTACGCACTGTTCGAGGTGCGCATGAGCAAGATCCGCTACAAGTCGGTCAATTTCGGAGACGGATCGCTCACCATCATCAAGCAAGCGAATAGGATCTTGGCCGAGTACGCCGAGCGCGGAATCATCGTCACTCTGCGCCAGTTGTACTACCAGTTCGTGGCGCGGGATCTGATTCCAAACAAGCAGAGCGAATACAAGCGGCTCGGGTCTGTGATCAACGATGCGCGGCTGGCCGGCCTGATCGACTGGAACTACTTGCAGGACCGCACGCGCAACCTCAACCGGCAGTCTTCGTGGGACGATCCTGGCGGCGTGATCCGAAGCGCTGCCGCTTCCTATCACCGTAATCTTTGGGCCGGCCAGGAAATACACGTTGAGGTGTGGATCGAGAAAGACGCCCTCATCGGCGTCATTGAACTGATCTGCGAAGAGTGGGACGTGCCCTACTTTTCATGCCGTGGCTACACATCCCAATCTGAAATGTGGGGCGCCGGACAACGGCTCTTGAGGGAGATCCGCGCCGGCCGCGCGGTTCGCATCATCCATCTGGGTGACCACGATCCTAGCGGCAAGGACATGAGCCGCGATATCGAAGACCGGCTCAAGCTGTTCATCGGCCATGACCACGACGACCCCGATGTGGAAATCAACCGCATCGCGCTGAACATGGATCAGGTCGAGCGGTACAACCCGCCGCCCAACCCCACCAAGGTCACAGATTCGCGCGCATCCGGGTACATCGCGGAGTTCGGACACGAGTCCTGGGAATTGGACGCTCTCGACCCGGACGTACTCGTTGCGCTGATCCGTGACAATATACTCGCCAATCTCAACCTGAAACTGTGGGAGAAGCAACGCGACCGGCAGGAAGAAGAGCGCAAGGTCCTCGACCTGACCAGCCGCAACTGGCCGCGAGTCAGCGCGTACGTGGTGCGCACGTTCGGAGGTCGGCCATGACCGTAATTTCCCGCGTCGCCGCCCACTATAGCGAATCCTACTGGCGCAACGTCTCCGCGCCCATCATCCGCAGGGTGCTGTCGGAGTTCGCCCATACCGACGAGCCGACCATCCGCCTCGCCCTTCGCCATGCGTACCCCTTCGGCGAGCGGCGCCACCACCCGTACAAGATCTGGTGTGACGAGGTGGCCAGGCAACGCGGCCGCAAGCCGAAGCTCGGCACGGTGGTGAACCGCAAAGGCTACCCCACCCAGGCCGATCCGGATCCACGGCAGGACTCGCTGTTTGCAGACTGTGGCTCGGTAGGTGGTGAACAGTTGTGAAAAGGCCGTGTTTATTGGGGTTTATGAGCATTCGCGCGGTACAATTGAAGAGCGGGCCACGGCGATGCTTGAACACCGACGCGGCCCTAACCACCCGATCTAAAAGGACAGACCGCATGGCTACCCATATGGGCTTCGTCTACTTTATCGAGACCGAAGACCACCAACACGTGAAAATCGGATTTTCCACGGATGTGAAGAAGCGATTCGCAGGGCTGCATACTTCCCGCCCCGATTCGCTCCACTGTATCGGCTGGATGCCTGGGAGCAGGCAGACCGAAGCCAACTTTCACATTACGCTTGCATCGCATCGCGGGCAGGGCGAGTGGTTCCACGACTCACCCGAACTGCGCGCCTTCATCGCAGCGCTTCCGCTGGAGACTCTCGACAGCTTCACTTCTCCTCACTCCGCTACAGCAAGTCGTGGCCGAAAAGGATGGCGCAGCCGCGCCCCGCGTGCAGTGAAGAAGGTTGCATCTCCCCTAACCCCTGTTGGCCTGCCTCTTCGGATCATCACAGCCGAGGGGAAACGCGTGCTCCTCGCGCGAGCAACGGCGACCGAAATCCGCGAGCACATAAAAGTTCTCAACCGGAAACACCGCGCGCGGATCGCCGGGTTGAAAGACGTGCTGAAAGTCATGGAGAAATACACGCCGGTTAGGCGGGGGCTAACTTCCGCCGATGTCGCCGAGATGGACGCCGAGGCCAGCTTGCAGTTTTCATCAATTTGACTACACTAATTTCGCTTTCAAAATAACGGGGGGATGGAACGCCGTGAGAAAACACTTGGAGAAACAGCCGTTCGAGCTGGTTCAGGACGCCATCGTCCTACGCCCAGAAGAGCCCGCCGCGAGTCTCGCCCTGATCCTGTGGAACGAGTACCACCTGGAGGATCTGGCGCGCGATCTGGCCATCCGCTACCTGGAGCGTGCCATCAACTCCGAACGCCGCAAGGCCCGTCCGCGCCCGGAGCAAACGCCGCTCTTCCCCGACATCCCCGACTTGCCCACCAGGATCATCACCCCCGAGGGCAAGCGGCCGCTGCTGGCTAGGTCCACAGCCACCGAGATCCGGACGTACGTGAAGAGCCTGAACGCAAAGCATCGGGATCGGATTGCGGGGCTCCAGGCAGTGCTGGAGCACATGGAGAAATACACGCGGACGAACCGGGGTCTGACCGCATCTGAAGTCGCCAAATTGGAGGCGGAGGGCTAATTTCGATGTCGAAATTAGGAGGGAAACGCGACATCCAAACGGAGTTTTCCGCTGAAATCGGACGACTGAGCCAGACGGGGATTTCCACAGCACCTCCCGGAAACCTCCCGGAAATGAAGGGCACGTAGGGGATGGCTCGTCAAAAGTCCTGGATCTCGCGTATCCCTGTGATTTTGGCGTACTTACAGGCCGACACAGCCGAGCGCTACAAGCGTACCCAGGTTGAAAAACTGTTCTCCGTGAGCGCTTCGGCGGCGGCGGAACTCATGAAAGTGGCAGGGGCAACCACCCTCAAGCCCGCCGGTGACCTCACTGTCTCGCGGTCGAATTTGCTCCACTACCTGAAGTACTCACCCGAGGCACAGGACGCTCTTCAGGAGGTCGAGCGGCGGAAGAAGTTGGCCGCCAGGCTGCAGCATGCAGAGGCGGATCTGAAGCTCAGAAACGTGCGCCTCCGGGTGACGAAAGACGACGAGTGGAGCCGCTTCGCAGATCTGCCCAACGTGTCGGTTTCGCCAGGTCTGCTGCAGGTGGCGTTCACTCCCGGCGACCCGGTGGACGTACTCGACACGCTCTTTCGGTTCCTGAAGGCGTGCGGGAACGAGTGGGAGGAGTTCACGAAGATGTGCGCGCCGGCGGTCGCGGCGGAGGCGCCGGCAGTCGGCGCGCTGCCCGTGGCGGAAACCGAGCAAGGCTGATTATGAGGAAGAAAGGAAGACCCATGACGAAGGAAATAGCCCGTGCTGAAGAGACGACGGTTGCCGCGCCAGACGTGGCAACGAACCCGATGCATCTTGCCGCCATTCAAGGCCAACTGGTTCAGTGGTGTCAGGAAAAACGCGATGAGGTAGAGCGCGAATACCGCGTGCTCGAAGCGGCTATCACGGAGGCAAAAAGGGGCGGCTTCAAAAGCCGCGCCATGGACGCGGCGAGTCGCAAGCTGGTTGACTCGCTCGAATTCTACGAAAAGGTGCTGGCTGTGCTGAAACTCGGCTACATGCTGTTTCCTCCAATCGACAACATCGAAGTTCTGGCGATCCGAAGTGAAGATGGGCAGCACCACTTCGAGCGCACCTTGGCGGGAACCTGGGGAGGCGCTCCTGGTGGCGTACAAGGTGCCGACGTGCTGCCGGCGGGCGATGGATTTTATGTGAGCCCGAACGTTCACTGGCACAAGGGAGCGATCGAGAAGACTACGGCCAGCGATGGGCGTACTTCCGAAAGGCAGGTCTGGTACCCGGTGGCCAAGCTCGACGCGCCCGACTTCCCTCTTGTCATGGCGCGATCGCAATCCATTGAGGCAACGAACCGGGCCATGGTCGAGCTGGTGTTCGACGATATCGCAATTTATCCCGCCCGCGCCAAGAAAGACCCTGTGATCCTGGGGCGCATCTTCGACCCAACGCGAACCCGCTGGCTGTGTTTCATGATTTCGTGGCGCGTCGATAAGCGCGATCTCTGAGCAGATGAAACCCGCCCCACCCCTCACTTACCCGCTGGCCGAGGCCGAGGCCGAAATCCGCCGCCTGCGCGCGCTGCTGGCGAAGTTCGCCAGGCGCCTGGACGCGGTCGAGGCGGCACTGCGGCGGCATACCACTGCAGCAGCAAGTTCACCGGAAGAGCCAGCGCCCCAAGGAGGAACAGATGAAAGCTCCAAAGTACTTCGTTGAGACGATGCAACAGGCGAGCGATATCGGCATCAACCCATTCGCGCTGCAACTATTGGCGGAGAGCTTTGCCGATGAGCCGGACAAGTTCGGCGGGGAGAACGTCGCGTTTTTGGCGCGCGCCCACAACGACCAGCAGGTGTGGTTCGTGATGTCGAAGACTATGCCGACGGCCAAGGATTTCGACGGCGCCGAGGATCCGTGCGCCGAGACAATGACAGCCCTGGAGGCTCTGGTCAAGCTTCAGGCGCAGTACGCCAAATTGCTGAATGATTACGATGGCGGACAGCGGATGTCGTTCGAGAGCGCGGCTCAATGGATCGCCCGGTTGAGGGAACTGAAGAGCAAGGCCACCCGATGATCTGCATCATCGGTACCAAATGGGGCTACTATCTCGGCACCCAACTCCGCAAGGTCTACAGCGGACCGCTGTTCATCTGTGGCCGCGATCCGGTCCGGACCCAGCGGATCGCGAGATTGCTCCACGCGCATCCCCTGCCCGGGTGGGAATCCGCCGTAGATCACCCGAAGATCCCGACTCTGATACTCGCCCTGCCGCCGCAATTGCACTGCGAGGTCGCGATTGCTGCCCTGCGCGCCGGCAAGCACGTGCTGGTGGAGAAGCCGCTCGCAATCAGCCTGGAAGGCTGCGACATGATGATCGAGGCGGCCCTGGATAACGACGTGGTCCTATCCGTCGGCGAGAACATCCCCTTCCGCCCCACTATCCTCGAAGCCAAGAGGCTGCTGCCGTTGATTGGTGAGCCACGTCTGTTGCTGGCCTCGGCACTGCACAGTCCCCGCTATAAGAACGATACCGGCATCATGCTCGATTTCGCAGTGCATTATATTCGCGCCGTCCGCTCGTTGTTAGGCGAGCCGTTGGGCGTTTATGCGATGGGCGGTGAGGACAACCTGATGCTCATGCTCCGCGGCAACGCCTGGAAGGCGAGTCTTTCGCTCTCCTGGCAGGCCTCCGCCGGCAGGTGTCCCGAAATCGTCGTTGCCGGAGATGAGGGAGCGCTGAAGATCTGGCCGGAGAATACGTCGGTGGATCTCTACCCGGTGGCGCCCGGCCTGCTCACCCGCGCCGTCGGGCGGATCCGCCCCTGGTGGCTGAGGGAACGACTGCAGTCGCCGGAGCTGCAGCGGCGGAGGTTCCGAGTGCCGCGGTGGGACCGGATGGGTTACCGAGCTGAACTGCGCCACTTCCTGGCGGCCGTCGAACTCAACCGGGCGGACGTGAGTTCCGCGATCCAGGGCCGGCGCGACATCGAGGTGGTCATGGCAGCGTACGGGGCGCTCGGCAGGGCGGATTGGATGGGGTACACGCCATCTTCGCGATTGTGAGGGCTCTGTGAAGGAGACACTGAAAACTCTCGTCGTTGTTATCGCCCTCATTTTTGTGGCGTTGTTGGCTGTTTGGGCAGGTCTAGTTCGCCTGGACTAACCACACGGTCGGGTGAGGGCTGCTACCGTGAGGGCAGTGCTTTCCTCCCCTTCCACCGCTCTAAAGAATTGGCTGCAGGCAGAATTGATGCGGGAGGTGCAGGATCTTTCACTGAGAGTTGGCCGACTCGAGGCCGACAACGTAACCACCAAACTCCAGGAGTCCCAAACGATGCTCAACACCACAGCTTTGATCGCCTCCGTCCAGCGGATAACCGACGTACAGAAGGGAGCAGCCGCTACGTTGAAGGCGCTGGCCGCCAACCAGGTGGCTCTCGCGCAGCAACTGAAGGATGCAATAGCGTCCGGAGATCCGGCAGCTCTGGCTGCGGCGCAAGCAGCGATCGACGATAGCGCCACGACCCTCAACTCCGACGCCGACGACCTGGCCGCCGCCATCGCCGCCGTCCCGGTCCCGGCTTAACCCCGATGCGTACGGCCGTACTGCTTATCGTCCTCGCGCTCGCGGCTACGGCCCAGCCCACCCCCACCGAGAACCTGAAGGCGGCAGTCGAGCGCAATACCGCCGTCAGCAAAGCGGCCGCCGGGCTCCTCAATCCGCCGCGAGGGAAGTTCGCGGCCGTCTCCGTGCTCGATGGCCCCGACGCCTGCAGCCCGGTTGCGATCCCGCAATCCTCGGAGCTGCAGGTGGGCGGCCAGCTTTGCTTTCAGCCGCCCTCGCCATCCGGACTGACGCCATTTGCCGATTTCAATTTCGGGGGAGTATCTCAGCCCTTGACGCCGCCGGACAAGACCTTCGTTCACGGGTATAGCCTGCCCTCGCCCATCAGCGCGCAGAATCGGTATGTAGGCGTCACGGACCCCGCCGGCAATCACTACGCGCTGGATCGCATCACCAGCGCGATGGTGAGGATCCCCGGCCCGACCGCAGCCCCGATGTGGGACGCCGCCAACGACGACTGGTTTTACTTCTTGAGCGGGTCGCAGGTAATGCGTCATTCGATGACCGGCGGCGTGGATACCGTCGCGTCCGACTTCACCGGCAAACTGACCTCGCTATCTCAGGGTGGATCCACCCATTTATCGAGCGACAACTGGCTGGCGCTCTGGTCCGAGCCGGAACACACGGTCTGTGCCGTCAATCTCGCCAACGGAACGCAATATTGTGCAGACTACCTGGCGGCAGAGACCCGGGCGGCCGTGGTGCCCTTCACCTTCGTTGACTTTTCGATGGTGACCGACATCGACACCGGCACCAACAAACGGTACGTGATGCTGGTGGCCTACCCTTCGCTGGGTGTGTGGAGCGTGGATATGGCCGGGGGAAAGCTCCACTTCGAGTCCCGGGGGCCTGAATTTCTTGGTTCGCAGGGGTTCAATTCCTGGGGCGCGGGGAACAGCGACTCCATTTGCGACCCCGGGGAGAACTGTCTGGGCGCGCCGCACGGAGATGCGGCTAACATCGCCGGTCGACAATACTTTGTGACGTACGCGGACACGGCCGGCGCCGGCGGAGGATCCTGCGAACGCGACCTGGTGGCGTATCCGATCGCGGCGGGAATCGACATGATCACGAAACGGGTGCTGATCGTGCCGATGGCCTACTGCAGCAGCGCGTATGACTGGCCCGATTTCTGGGTAGGCTGCTCCCCGCGGGGGGCTGGGTGCGTCGTCTCGACGGCATCTTCGGGTGTGGCGCCCTACGGCAACCAGCTCATGTTTCTGCGCGATCTCGATCACGTAATCAAGCTCGGCTTCCATCGATCTCAGGCCCGCGGCTCGGATTCATACTGGTGGTATCCGCGTGCGGGAATCAGTCCAGACGGCCGCTACATCGTGTACGACAGCAACCTGGGGCGGGCGGATGAAGGCAATTCGATGTCGCACGAACAGGTGTTTCTGATGCGCACCGGGCGCTGAGTCACGCAATCGAAGCCTCAATTTGGAAACGCTTGAACCGACAGTACTCGCGCGGCCTTCAGCAAGTCGTGGTACATCGCTTGGTATATTTCGTGGTTGATTGTATAGACCGCACCGGGCGCGACTGTGGCGCTTACAGTTCCGTCCCCAAACTGGTCTCCTCGACTGTTGAAATAACCGATCTTTAGGAACACGCTAGCCGTGCGGTTGCAATTGTTTCGCACCTTAGCGCTGAGTCCGGGAACAAACGTGATGTTGGCTAATATTCCGAAGCCGTGGGATCGGATGTCGTAGACCATCACGCATTCCTCTGAGATTGACGGCTGAGATGGCTCATTCGCCAGTCTCTGCTTTTCCCGCTTTGCTCGCGCCTTAGCCTCGGCCTTTTCTCGTTTGACTCGCGCCTCGGCGTCGGCCTTCTGCTGTTTGGCTTGGGCGGGCGTGAGTTTGGTGGCCTGGTAAATCCTTTCCTGCTCCTTGGCGGTTAGCTGATGAGGGCCTTCACTTTGAGCCGTGGCAAGAACGGCCGCCAGAATCAGCCCCGTGAAGGCGGCCAGGACGTTAACTTTTCGCATCTGACCGCCTTATCGGTCACTTCCCCATGTTCTCCGGGCGTCTGCAGCGACTTCAGCGTTCGCTTCCCGCGATCATTTGGCGACCCTGACCTTCCACTGAGCCGAGGCGTAAAGCCGGCGGTAACTGTCCAGGTTCTGCCGCAACGCGTCCTCGTAGACTTTGTGGCAGCTCGGGCACTGGGACGGGACCGCCGTCGTGGTTTCGCCTGCATCGATGGCGACCTCGGTATGGCAGGCTACGCAGGAAATCACCAGCCATCGAAGTTCCGAGAAGTCGAACAGGAGGATTTCCTGAATGCTCATCCCTTATTTTCCCTTCTTCTTCCCCGCCGTCTTCTTCTTCGGTCTGCCCATCTTCATCGTGCCGGCCGCGACGTCCCAATTTGGCTGCTTGCACTTCGGACACCAACCAGGCCGGCCATCGATCCGCTTAACCCACGCGTGACCGCACCGTAGACAGTCGCAAATCTTTCTCGGGTCTATCGGCATTTCTGAATAATAATAACATACTTTATGTTGACATAAGGTTCGGGCAATGATAATATACATTACATGGACGCCACTTGCACCACCTGCTTAACCACCTTCCGCAACGTAGACCGCGACGAAGACGGCGCGCCCTACATCGAGACCACCCGCTGCACGCATCCCGGCTGCGAAACGCGCCTCTGCAAGGCAGGCTGCGAGCACCTGTCGTTCAAGTGCGATTCCTGCAACCACCTGGTCTGCGAATCGCACGGCCTGACCTTCGGCGGAGAGCGGCTGTGCGTCACCTGCGCGGCGGAAGGCCTTGCCATGCAGGAGCCGGAATGCGAGTGCCATCAGACGGACGTGGACATGTTCGACCCGCGGGGCTGCCCGTGCCACGATGCGAACTCGCCGTGGAACGTGCGCCTGCGGGCGGTGACCAGCGTGCAGGAATACGAATCGACGGCAAAGGAGATTGCGTAAATGCAGAACACCAAACTACAACAGGCAGCGGCGATTGCGCGGGAGACCTTTCGGCGGAAAGAGGCGGAACGTGCAGTCTGCCCGGAGTGCATCGCAAACAAGGGCAAGATGCATCCGTCCCACCACGGGTCGAGCATGTGCGAATCGGGATCGATCGCAAGCGGCGGCACGCGCGCGCATTGCTCGTGCAACGCCTGTTTTTAAGGGACCGGTAGGGAGGAGAACAGCCATGAATGCGACCGACACGACGATCAAGGAACTTCGGGAAGTAGAGGAAGTGATGGCGGTGCTCGACCAGCACGCCGCGCCGAATGGCACGGCAATCGGGCGCGCCTACAGCCGGATGTACGCCGAGCTGGCGAAGCTGCGCGATCGGGAGCTGGCCGAGTGGAACGCGGACCCGCAGTCCTACGGCGGCACTCAGCAGATTCACCGCTGCGTGAACGCCCAGAAGCCGTACCACACGGATGCCGATGGAGTTTGCGATGTGTACGGCACAACTCCGTTGTGCGAACTGTGCGAGCAGACGGCAATCGACGCCGCTGAGAAGCTGAAGGCCGAGCGTGGCGAATATCTGGCTGCGAAGCGTCGCGGGGAGGATGTCTAAAATGCCGGCACAGAAGCTCACCGTCACTCCCAACGTTCCTATCCAGATCAGCCTTCGCTATCCGGACGGAAAACAGGTCGAGGGGCGATTCGCCGACCAGATGTACTATTCGCTGCAAACGCCCCCGGAGTCCTGCCTTTACCTGGACATGGACGTCGCCGCCAAGATCAACATGCTTGGTCCGCGCCGCGGCGAGCCGTTCTGGATCTGCAAGCGCTGGACCGGCAAGAAGACCGATTCGCCCATTTGGGACGTGTGGCCGGTGGGCGACCAGGAGGCGCCGCCGCCCCCTCCCCCTCCCCCGCCGTCTGCCGCGGCGCAGGCGACCGGCATTCCCGATAGCGACCTCGAACAGAAACTGAGGGCATCGCTCGCCGAGATCGAACGCGCGAAACAGGCCGGAGCGAACGTATCAGCGCCCGCCCCGGTTGTAGCCGCACCGGTAACAGCACAGCCGCCCTACAACAACGGCAATGGTAGCAAGCCCCTCAATGGCAACGGCGCCAGGCCGTACGAGGCCGCCGGCATCCCGTCGCCGCAAGTGAAGATTCCCTACGACGTCGCCTTTCGCGAGCTGCTCCAGATCGTCGTGGACGGACTGAAGGCCGCCGGCGAGCAGTGGAGCGATGCCGCGAAACAGGATGCCGTTTCCACTCTGCTGATCCAGGCCGCGCGCGATGGCTTCCTGTCCTGTTGGCAGCGGGGCGCGAAATGAGCGCCCGCACGGCCGCACTCCTCTACGACGCGCCGGGGGATATCCTCTCCCCCAGCAGCGCCAGCCAATACCTCGGCTGCTCCGCCAAATATTTCTACCGCAAGGTGGCGAAGATCGAAGATCCGCCCACGGGAGCCCTGACTCTCGGATCCGCCGTCCACTCCGCGATCACTGAGAACTTCGCCCAGAAGATGGAAACATTCGAGGATCTCGATATCGCCGGCGTGAGCGCCATCTATAACAGCGTCTGGACCGAGAAGGCCAAGGTGACAGAGTTCCGCGACGATGAAGACCCGTCCACTTTGAAGGCGCAAGGGCTCGCTCTGACGTTGAAGTATCTCGACGAGGCCTGTCCTGCGATCCAACCGGCCGCGGTGGAGTTGCACGTCTCCGGACGGATCGGCGGCGTGCTGGTGCAGGGATACATCGATCTTCTGGACGTCGAGGGGCGGATCATCGATCTGAAGACGGCCGCCAAGAAGCCCAGCGAGATTTCAAGCGACTATGCGTTTCAGCTCGCCACCTACACCCAGCTCTGCGATGGCGCCTCCGGCGAAGCGCGGCTCGACACCCTGGTGAAGACAAAGGCCCCGCAACTCATTCAGATCAGTTGCTCGGCCGACACCGCGCATGTTGACGCCACCACAAAGATGTACCCGTTGGTGCAGCAGAGCATCCGTGCCGGCGTGTGGCTGCCCAATCGTTCTCATTACATGTGCAGCAGGAAATACTGCGGCGCCTGGAGAAACTGCCAGCGCGACTTCGGCGGGACGGTGGCCGAATGACAATCGAGAAGATCATCAGGCGGACGATTCTGGAGGATAAATAGATGACGACGAAACGAGAGATCCCTGCCCGGTTGCTGAGTGATCCCGGCTGGCGCGCGGCGCTTCACATTCTGACGAGCCCGCTATTCGAGGATGCCGGCGGCGTCTGGTCTCACGTCTATCTGGAGCGGCGCTCCATCATGTTCGATGCGATCCTGGCAGGGCCGTGGTCCGGAGGCGAACTGCGCATGCTGAGGCTGGCGGCGTCACTGTTCAACCCAGACTACAAGGTTGCTCTTTGGTCGGACCTGGGCGCGATTGACGACGATAACGCGCTGGTGGCCCTCGAAGCGATGAGACTGTTCGTATTCGGCGGCGCAGCGGAGGTGTTGTAAGAATGGCACCCGCCCCCGCACTCCTACCCGAAGACGAATCCGCGAAAGCCCTCACGCGCTTTCGCAACTGGCTGTTCGTGCGAAAAGGCCTCAGCGCCGGCTCCGTCAATCTCCAAGCCGGCGCCGTCCGCCGCATGATGGCGCAGGCAGGCACGCTGCCTGACGACAGCGCCCTCGACACGTATCTTGGCCAGGTGCGCGGATCCGCGAAATCCTACTGGCACATCCGCAACACCTTGAGTGCCATCGAGCGCTATCAGGAGTTCCGCGGGATCACCGTCCGTTTCCCGCGCCCCACCAAACCGGCGCCGCTGTTGGAAAACACGCTCAGTGAAGCGGAAATCTCCGTCCTGCTGGCCAGCGTAAAGAAGATCCGCGCCAAGGCGCTGCTGTGCGTTCTCGCCTTCGCCGGCATCCGCAATGCGGAGATCTGCGATCTCACCATCGGCGACATCGATCTGGGAGACGGGCAGATCAAGGTCCGCAAGGGCAAAGGCCAACACGCGTACGTCGCCTCGATCCCCGGTCCCTGCGCCGACATCGTGGCCCGTTATCTGCGCGAGCGGAACGCGGCGCCGGGCGAGTTCGCGTTCGTCACCGTCCGCCACGGCAAAAAGCTGCAGACCCAGGACGTACGGAAGATCGTGCGGGTCGCCGCCCGCAACGCGGGCCTGGACAGGCGGGTGCATCCGCACTTGTTCAGGCACTCGCTCGCCATGAATCTGCTCAACCGCGGCGCGCACCTGGTGAGCATTCAGAAGCAACTCGGGCACGCCTACATCGAAACCACGATGCTGTACCTGCGCCACGAATTCAAACGCGCCCGCACGGAGTACCAGCTCTGCGCGCCGTCCTATCTGTAAAAGTAGTAGTGGGGCGCTTCGCCCCGATCCTCGCTGGCCGTGGAACGTCTCGCGTATGAATGCAGTACAGAAGCACCGGGAAAAGAACAGAAGCCGTGGTCTCTGCCTATATTGCCCGTCTCCTGTTCAGGAGAACTTTGTCGTTTGTCGGTACCACCGTGAAAAGAAACGGGTCGCGTCTTGCGAGAGGTACTTGCGCATCAAGGTGCGGCAGAAGGCTGCTGGGCTTTGCCTTTTCTGCTCGGCTCCGGGTTCTGGAGGCGGGGACATTTTGCTCTGCCCGAAACACCGGGCGAAGCTGAACTCATGGTCTCTTGACTACTACTACCAGCACTATTATGGGCGGCCACACAAGCAACGACCGCGAAGACGAGGACCGAGACCGCCAAGCACTGCACTCCAGTATCCCTATGTCGGCCCGAACGATTGCCACGACGGCCTTGATCTTCTACTTGCTATCAATCAAGCAGTTCCCAAGTGCCTGGGTGAATCCGTCAGAGCCGAAGTCTGCCAGGATCTCGCCGTAGCCATCCTCGATGGAACGGTTGATTTAGAGAAGATTGACGGCGCCGTACCCCGATTCATACGCGCCGTGCGCAGACGGTTCCCGGTAAAGTTCGGGCCGCTATCTCTGGATCAGCCTGCATTTCGTGGAAGCAATACCCTCCTCCGGGAACTCGTGCGCGCGTAAGTCCGATAGCCCCGAAGACCATCACGCCAGCCGTTGGGCAAGTTGATCGTCGAGGATCTGTCTCACGGTTAGTGGAACCACCACATTGCCCGTCCTGCGGAAGAAGCCACCGATCTCCGTCATGATAGACGATGCGGGTGTCAACCACCGAAGAGGGCCGGCGGCCGGCGCCGCGGATAGGGGACGATACAGACACAAACCCCTTATCGGCCACACCGGCGCTAATTACTGGCCGCGCGGCATGACCCACAGCCACAGGCCCACCCCGAACAGCGCCGCGGCGATCAGCCACGGCAGCCACGCGCGCCAGCCGCCGCGCCGGTCCGCCTCCTCCTGGAACGCGTCCACCGAGGCCCTGAGCGCATCGCGCTCCGCCAGCAGCTCGCGCCACGACCCGTCGAACTGAGCGAGCTGCTCTGCGAGTTCGGCCCGGAGTTTCGCGCATTGTGGGCATTGATTTTCAGGCATCGGGCTTGCCTCTACGTCTAACACGGCGGCTTCAATCCCAGTGGGATCACCGTCAAACGAAATGGCGGATCTTCGCCGGGCTTTCGTAGTTCTCGAAGATTGTCTGCTGCCGCCCGCAATGCCTGATGGACGGCGCGCTGCACGTCCTCGTCATCAGCCATCTCGACTTCAAGTTGGAACACGAACGTCTTCACTCTGCCCCTTTTTTTTCAGGCAGGTTGCTGTGAGAGGCAAAGAAGGCCGGAGAGACAAAGATTAGAATCGCCACCGGTACTAGATTGCGGGAATCCGCCTTGCCCGCCCATAGGCAGAAAACCAGCCACACAACGTAAATAGTTTCGATCATCTCAGCGCCGCGGGTCGCGTTTCGACCCTTTGCGATTGTGCTTGCGCCGGGCGGGTTTCACCACCACCGGCGGGCCGTAGTCAGAAAAGATTCCCATCAGTTTTCTCCTTTGTCTCAGGCATCGTTCAAGCGTGCGCTGGTTCCCTAATACGACCAGAGCCAAGTGCCATCGCCGTAGAACTGAAACGGGGTGCAGGCGTTCGCCGTCGAGATCAATGTTTTCGGTGTGCCTTGAACCGTGGAACTCCAAACGACTGTCCGGCTCCCGGTTGAATCCTGGCAAAGTAAAATTTTGACGGTTTGCCCGTCCACCTTGTTGGTGAACGATTCCGACGTGACGTTGGCGGTCAATGTCATCTTCTGCGTATCGCCTAGCGAGAGATCGAAGGTTGGCGTGGCTGAGAACGTGACCACCTTGACGTCGGACAGCGCACGAGTGGTCTGTAAGCGGGTAACGTACGCGAGGGACCACCACGGGCTGAAAATGCCGTACGCCGCCTGTTTCCAGCCGCTTTGCATAGCAGGAATCGTATAGGGAACGTCCTCGACATACACCGACGGCACGTCAGTCCCATTCTCAAACACGAGCGGGGCAGTGAGCCTCGATGCGTGGATCGATACGCTGTTGGCGTACGTGCAGCCCGTGTTGCAGTTGATGTACGAACTGCCGTCGAATATTCCCACCCGATAGCTGCTATCGTCGGGCGATTCGTATCGGATCGCCTGCACGCCCGGCTGATCCACGTTAAAAGAAGTGCCGAGAAAACTGCCCATTGACGACTGCTTGAAGCGGATTCCGTAGCGTCCAAAGTGTTCGATGTTGGAGCCGATGAATACCGGGCGGCTGATGTTGAGCACTCCGTCTTCCGCCACGGTTTGACCGAACACCCCCCAATCCGAATTCGCGCCCGTAACGGAGTCCAGACCATTGCACGCGATGAGCGCGGGCGTGCCGCTATAGAACACAAACCCCGCCTTGCCCGCCCCGACGCCATGCACGTACACGCGGGTCAACACATCCGCCACGCGATTATCCAGTTCGATGCCATTGCCGCCATTGCTCTGGCAACTCACGTCAGTGAGGCGCGTCTGGTAATCCAGCGTCATGAAGACGCAACGTCCGCCCACGTTCGAGATCTTGACGTTATCGATACTGAGGCCCCACGGCTGAATGCTGTTGTCGTGCACGTAGATGCCATGCCCGCTCGCTCCCGCATTGCCGTCGATGGCGAAATTCCGAAACGTGATATCGGTCGGGCTCGCCGCCGTGATTTCGATGACCGTAGCGCCCGTTCTGCTCTTAAGGATTGATCCCCACCCCTCGCCGGATAGCGTCATCCCCGCTTGCGTCATGCAGGTGATCGGGTCGGTCAGATAGGTGCCAGCGGGTAAGTAGAGGCCCTTGTTCGCAGCCTTGGCCGCCGCGCAAGCAGCCGCGATCCCCGCCGTGTCGTTGGCGACGCCATTGCCAATCGCGCCATAGGCGAGCACGCTGACGGGAAGCGATGCTGGAAGCACCGTTCCCCCGACCACTACGTTCCCTGATGCATCCGCCGTCACCACGTCCGCCCAGACGTTCGGCGCGATGCAGCGCCGCAGTTTATTCGAGACGGTGTTCCAGTAGACCTCGGCGATCGCGCAGTGCCCTGGTTCGAGAGCGCGGAGCTTCCACGGAATGGTCTTCTCCGCGTTCGAGCGGTCCATGGTTTCCTGCCCCGGGAGAGCGCCTGCCGTCAGCAGCAGGAGGGGCGCGAGAAGGCGGAAATTGTTCAGCATAAAATTCCTCATAAAGTTTTCAGGTCGGCTTCTGGTAGCTGATGATCTGAGCTCTATCGTTGATGCCCAGAAAGCCTTGTGCGCCTCCGGTGGTCAGTTTTGCGAGCGGAATCACATCCGTGCCGGAGAGATTGGTGAAGAACACGCCGCCCACATAGATCTGTGGGACCAGCGGAGTTACCACCCCCAGATTAGTGCGTGCGGTCGAGGCGCTGCCGAGGTCCGAAAGGTTGTTCGCCGCCTGGAGCTGCAGCGCGTTCGCAACGCTCCCCAGCCCGACGTCCGAAGCGGTGACCGTGACGACGCCGGTGTGGCCATTGACGCTGGTGACCGCGCCGCCGCCGCCGCCGGTCAAAGTCCCAGTGATGTTCAAATTGCCGTAGACGGTGGTGTTGCCCACGAGCTGGACCGGCTGGCCGGAGTCAACCGGGAAGCCCGCGCCCGAGTCTCCGAGACGAACGTGCCCGTTGGCAAATAACCCCAGCAGCCCGTGAACAACGGCCGTCAGTGCGTCGTTCAGCAGCACGAAGACCAGGCTGCCGAGCGTCGAACTGAGCGAAAAGGTCTTCTGGTCGAGGGCCGCGCTGGTGTCTCTGAGCGTGAGCGTCGCCGAAGCGCCTTCTACTTTCGCGGTGCCGGCCGCCGTGATCGTGCTGTCGAATGTGCTTGCGCCGTGAACATGCAGGTTCGCTCCCACGTCCGCGGCCCCGTCCGTTACGAGATCACCGCGCACCCCAACTGTTCCCTGGAGCTGCACGGCCTCGGCTCCATCGCTCGGCACGTGGCCTATCGGGTCGCCGACGAATACGTGGCCGGTAGTGTGGAACAGGCCCATGAACCCGAAGCTGGTCTTGGCGAACGTCCATGGCAGCCCCGTAGCGCCGGCAGGACCGCTCGCCAGCACGATTTGGCCGGTCCCGGCATTGTAGTGATCGACGGGATAGCCCGTGCCCAGGATGACCAGCGTATCGCCCAACTGCATGGAGGCGTCGAACTGATCGCCGCTGGTCGAGGTGACCGTCAGGCCGGAAACATCGCAGATGCCCCTGGCTATGGTGGATGCCTCGAAGTAAGTGCCGTCGAGGTGCTTGCGAACGGACAATGCTCTCGCCCCCGCCGCGGCCAGGTTGTCGCGCAGGACCAGGCTGTGGTCGCCGTTGCCGTCGAGATCGATCGTCTCCGACAGGATCCTGGTGCTACGGGTCGGCCGGAAATACTCATACCCTACCTGCCTGGCGGGGCCGGTCAGGAACGGCATGGGGGCGCTGGTCGCGTCGTTCTGCAAAAGGTAAGCGTAGTTTCCCTCTTCGCTCACATGCCAGAGGTCACTGTCAGTGCGAATCGCTGCCACCGTGGCGCCGAACACATCGCACTCGCGGAATCCGATCTCGCCCACCAGGATAGGAGAACCGGACTGGAGAATCTCGACGGCATACCGATCCGCAACGTTCATGCGGCAACGGTTGACGCTGACCTGGGAGAGGATGATCCCGTCGCCCAGCGAACCACCCACCAGGCGCATGAACCGTTGGTTGGGCGTGCCGTCCGGATACATGTACGTGCTCGTGCTGGGATAAAAAACGGGAGTCGTTCCACCTCCGACGGCCGGCACATCCCGCATGTAGGTTTCGTTGACGTGGAATCCGTAGCAGTCCTCGATGATGACCTGGTTCAGAGACAGGACCGTGCTGCTGGGAACGGAGTTGTCCATCAGAATCGAGTTGGCGGCGATTTCAAAAAAGCTGTTCTTGATCTTCAGGTCAACTACGTCCCTGATCTTCACGGCTGCTATCGAGCAGGCAAAAGCGTTCAGGTTATTGATGGTGTTGCTGGCGTTGCCGTAGGCACCGGAAACGAGGTTGACCGCAATCGGATTCCAGCCGCTCGTGAAGTCATCTACTGAACCGGCCCCGGTCTGCTTGAAACGGAGCGCCTCCCCAAATGCTTTCATCGGAGCTTCGCCCACGATGACCTTCTTGATGAACCACTCGCTACAGGTATCGAGGTTGAAACAGATCTTGGCCCCGGTCGGGTTGCCGGGGTTCGCCGCGCCGTGGCTATCCACAAAGGCAGGAATATAGGGGCCAAGCGTGGACTCGCAGATGATCCGCTCGATCGAGAAGCCGCAGTCGTGGATATTCCAGGCCGTGCCACTGCCGGTATAGACGATGAAGTTGGCCCCGTGCTGGCCGAAAATAACGAGGCCGGCGCCAATGTCCAACGTTGCGCTGTGTAGATACCGGCCGCTGGGAACTTCGAGATAGCGGCCATGGGCAGCCACGTAGTTGATGGCTGCCTGGATCGCCGCGCCGTCGTCGGTCACGCCGTCGCCCACAGCGCCGAAGTCGCGGATCGACGGATGCTCGCTCACTTTCTGGGGGATCGTTAACGCGGTGCTGCCGGGGACAAGGCTCATACGAGCACCTCCAGTTGGTAGCCGCCGCCGCCGAACCCCGTCCCTGCCCCGCCCCACACGTAGATTTCGCGCAAAGGGGAGAAGCGTTCGAGCGACGGTCTCCCCTGCGCGTCTTCCACCAGCGCTTCAATCAGCACCGACTCCTTGAGGTAATTGAGGATGGAAACCGAGGCTACCTGCGTAGGCGCCGGGTTGATCTGCGACGTGGACTGTTTTGCCGGCTGGCTGGGATGCCAGGCTGCCTCTTCGATGATGATGATCGAATCTGCGGCCGGCGCGATCTCCCAGGGCGGATCCACCGTCAGGGTGGTTGCCGTGTTGGCGATGATCTGCCGCGGCGGCTGGCCTACCCCGGTCCCCATCAGGATGCGCGCGAAGTTGCCCACTTCATCGGGCGCAAGCGGCGTCCCAGGCGAGGGACTCAGACCGCCAGGCGCGTACGAATTGATGAAATTCGGATTGGTCAACACGTCCACCGTCGCCGAGTACTTCGAACGCATGACGAACACCATGCCCGCCACAATGCCGGCGGCCACCGGATCCGGCGTCACCGTGAAGTCCGTCGCCGTGTTCGCCGTCACGAAGAAATCGGCGATGGGGACGGGCCCGGTGCTGCCTTGCGGATTGGCGTAGAGCGAGATCGCCTGGCCCACGAACTGATTCACGGTGGCCGCCGACGCGAGGAAGCTGAGGGTGTTCGCCGCCACCGTCGTCACCGCATCGCCCCAGTCGCCGCCGTGCACGATCAATTTCGTCTGGAACACCAGCGAGTCAGCCAGCGGATCCGGCGCCCCGAACGTCTGTATTCCGAGCGTGTCGAGCGTGATCGTCCCCGGCGTCCCGGTCCCGATGATCGATGCCTGCCCGACCGCCTTCTGCGCGGTCCAATGCTGGTCGCTGATGCCGGAGAAGATTACCCAGGCGGCCGGCGCCCCCTGCCAGAAGATTGTCGGCGTTGTGAAGGTGTTGGTAACGCCTGCCACCGCTCCCATGTCGGTGTGGCAGGGCTTCGACAAGGGTGACCACTTTCCGTTCGCATCCTGCACCGATATGGCCGCATAGAGCGTCTGGCCGCCCCTGATAGTCCCGCCGGCCGGCGACTGCGATGCCTGCACCCCCTGGAACAGCGGAGGCTGTACGGCCCCGAACACGTTCACGGGCGCGCAGCCGCCGACATTGAGGCAGGCCATGGCGGATCCGTCGGCCGCCACGTCGTAGGATTGCCCAAGCTGAAAACCCCATTCGGTGAGATCGTGCAGGATGCTGGTGGCCGGCTGCTCGCCGTAGGGATCCCAGGGATACGGCGGCCGGTTGAGCAGTTGCCCCGGATCGCTGAAGGGCGGCGCGGCATGCTGGCCGTAGGCGTCGGTGTAGACGTAATCCTCGTGCATCGCGATGGTCACGGTCACGCGCTCGTAGTTCGTGGTGGGTTTGATCGACTCCACCCGAGCGAGGATGCCGGGAATCTGGGTGCCGGCCGGCGATTCGAGCAGCGTCAGGGGACGCAGGCCAGGCGGCGAGCCGGCGCCGTTGATCTGCTGGTATTGGAACAGGATGATCTGCCCTGCCTTCAGGTGCTCGAGTCTCGAGGTGGCTTCGATATCCCACCGCCTGGTGCCCCTCGAGTCCCGGTTCTCGTTGAAGCGCAGGGTTTCGGCCAGATTGACGTTGGCGATGCGGATCCCCTGGTCGAAGCTCGAGATGGCGATGACGGGGAGCTGCTGGGGGATCTGCTGCCCTCCGGCGGCGAAGCCCCCCGCGCGGGCGACGTCGGCGGGATCGACCACCGAGATCGAGTCGTCCGCATAGGCGTTGTCCGCGTCCTGGAACGGCCAGGTCAACCGGTTGGGGGATTGCGCGGTGGCGTTCGAATAAGGCCCCCGCATTTTGAGATTGCCGTTGCCGTCCTGCTGGATCACCGATTCGTCGATCAGGTAGGCAACGAATCCCGAGCCCGCGGAGCCGTCCACGTGGATCGACTTCACCGCCGTGTTGTAGTTCGAGCCCGCGATCGGATTGGGCTGCTGGTCGGCCAGCGTGCGCCGGATGAACAGGGAGAGCAGGCCGGTGTCGGAGTTGGGCACAAGCTGCGCGTTGAAGGATCGCAGCAGCGCCTGGATTACCTCCTGGCCCGTCTTCTTATCCTCTAACGCCACCTCTGCGATGAAGCGGTTGTGATGACGCGTCGATCCGTCGAGCGCGACGTAGGCGACGTTATTTCCGCCGAAGCTCAGGCCGCAGAAGTTGGCGGCGTCGATGAAGCTCTGCAGGTCGATCTCCGAGTAGACGTAGTTCCCCTCGATCAATAAATCGAGCAGCAGCCATGGCGGGAGCGTGGTCTGCACGTACGGCCAGGAGGGCTGGTCCGCGGGGTTGGCCGTATTCGGCGTCTTGATCTTGTGGCCGGTCAGGAGTACGCGGACGTCGGGCGTGGAGTTCCCCGCGGCGAGTTCCGCGTAGACCACGATCTCGATCATGGCGAGCGATCCGTAGGGGTCGCCCTGCCCCTTCCACGGCAAGTCCCCCGTGAATGCTCCCGTGCGCGAGCCGGTGGCGATCAGCGTCCAGCGGAAGAGGTCGGTGGCCGGATTGCGGGTAATGGTCCCGAAAGGCCCCGTCCCGGTAAAGCTGTCCCCCAGCCGCGGCACGATCACGCCGTTCACCACCACTTGCGCAATCGACTTGAAATCGCCGATGTCGCCGCAGTCGATCACCACCTCCATGCGGGTAGAGTTCGCGTCGCCCAGGACGTTGACTACCAGTGGCGAATGGACCCACTGCTGTCCGCTCACGTAGGGATAATTGCGGCCGTAGATCGAATCGTTGCGCCGTGAAAAGACGGGGACCGTATCCCCGCCATATTTCCGCGAGAAATTCTCGGTGCTGCCCGGAGCCCACTGGATCGCCGTAAACCGCCTGGTGATCCGATTGGCCGAGTCCTTGTCCCACATGCCGCGCGCGATGCAATCGGGCTTCGTGTAGTTGCAGGAGAGGTAGTTGCCCGCCGAATCGGTGAGCAGGGTTCCCGGCGGGCCAGTCGGATCGGGAAGGTTGGGCGTCGTCGTGTTGCCGCGCGTCGCCGAGAGCCCCGTCACCGGATCGGTCGCCGCCTGGTCCGGACAATAGCCGCAGGCGTAGAACCAGCTCGCCAGGTCGGAAGCTCCGGAGAATCGTTGCGCGGCCGTCCCGGGGAAGGGGTCCACGCATCGCTGCTGGCACGGGACGTTGGGGAAGACGACGCGCCCCAGGCTGTGCGACGTGGTGGCGCGCACGGTGAGCATGCCGTTCTCGCAGACGGGCGCGTCGCAGATGCCCGAGAACTTAACGGGTGCCGGGGCGTCGGTCGAGAAGGTGTAGAGCCCCGTGGCGGGGTCGACGTCCATGTAGACCAGCGCGAGCTTTAGCAGCGCTCCCTTGAAGCCCTTGCCCGGCGGCGTTTCCCAGCCGTCGTAGACGAAATTGTCCGCGTTGAAGAAATGCAGGGTCGCATCGCTGATGCGGTCGATTCCCTGCTCGCTGCGCGCCTGGATGGCGGCGATGTCCTGGGAGTCGATGCGCGCGAGGTAGTCATTCCCTCCGTAGCTGTTGCCGCCTTCGGCCGAATTCAGGTTGTGGGTGGACGCGTAGAAAATCGAACCGTCGGGGAACTGGAGCTGAGCAAGGAGCAGCGGCTGGTACGCCTGCCCCGATGCGGCGGGTTCCTTCGAGACGATGATGGTGGTCAACGCCACTCAGTTCGTCTCCGTCTTCTTTGCACGGTGTTCGGCTTCCATCTGTTGACCAAGTTCGGGATTCAGTACTTTTGGCGCCTTGAGCCCCGCCCCCTTGAGCAAACACGATTCACACTTGCCATCGGTAGTGTTGGTGGCACCGAAATAGTCGTTCAATGGCGTCAGCTCATATGTGCGGCCGCATATCGAGCAAGTCACCAGGTCTCCGCCTTTCAGTGCCATCAGTTCGTCTCCATGATCCGGAGCGTCAGGCTGCTCTGGTTCGCCGCGTTATGGGTGATTTCGAGGGCGTCGGCCGCGTATCGGCACTTCGGATAATCGGTGCCATCGTCCGGGTCGGTCCACTGAAAGCGTGCCCACTGCCCCCATTGGCTTCGAAAGTGCGTCTCAATCGCGGCCAGGTCCGCATCAGTGAGCACCGGATAGGCAAGCTCCCATCCGCGCAACGACCTGGTGGGGAACCCGGTCAATCCCGCGGCTTGCCAGGACCAGGCATACCTGGGACCGATCGGATTGTCGTTCAGCGTGACGGCGAACCTTCGCATCTGCGAGTAGGGCAATTGCGCGCGCAGTCCGCTACTGAGCACGGGGAACGCCGCGCCGGCCGCGCCCGCGGCCATGCCCGGATTCTGCGTCTGCCGGGCCCGCAATTGGAAGCTGTACGTGGTCGCGCTCCCCGCCGATTCGGTGAAACGGAATTCAGAATCCTCGAAGGCCAGGTGCGCATACGTCGTCGCGCCCAGAGTGAAGCTCCACGTGGAATCCCAGCTTCCCTTTTTCGATTCGAAGAACGTGCGCATGGTGCCAAGGTCGGTACGGTTGATGCGCGAGTACGGCAGGACGAATCGGGTAAGCGCAGGCCGTTTCTTCGCGCGCTGCTCCGTCGAGTTCGCCGCGATCGCGATATCGGTCAGGAACTCCACACGGCGCGTCACCGGCGTCAGGCACTGCACGCCGCCGCGGATCGTGGGTAGAGATCCAGCCACTTACCGGCGCCTCCCGCAATTCAAGCCGTAAATGCTGTCCCATTCGGGGTGTTGCAGATTCCGATGGCGCTTCCATCGCAGGTGCGCACCGGCGTACGCGACCAGGAACGGACGGGTAACGCAGAACCAGAGCGACTCCGCCACGGAGCCGCCGAGCCTTCGGTTCAGTTTGAAATTGTGCATGAACCGCATCACGCTCCCCTGCTCGACAGCGTTTCCGCCAACGGCGCGGCCCTGCCGGTTTGCAGCGCATGATTCACCGCGTCGGCGATGTTCTGACTGTGATCGATGAAGTTCTTCGCATCCATGTTCTGAATGTTCATCACCACCTGCGGCCCTGGGTTTTGCCCTCCGAACTGGCTGTTCGTCCTTCCCGGCACCGTGACGCCGTTGCGGTAATCGAAGAACCCCTGCGAGACGTTCGGGAACGGCGAGAACGTCGAATCCCGCACATTGCCGAACCGGTCCATATCCGAGTACCCGCCGGCGGTGGACATCGATGCGTTGACGGAGACCGGCGCCATGAACTGGTTGTGCTGCAGCGTGTCGGCGATCTGCTGCCGCTTCTGCGCCACGGGATCGCCCATGAGCATCGGTATCATGCCGAGCACCATGCCCGCCGCCATACCGATCGGTCCGGCTGTAGCCATCAGCTTGGGGAGGACGGCTGTGAGGATTGCAGTACCCGAACCGATGACACTAGCCGATGCGGATAGCGCCCCGCGAGCCCCTCCCTCTCGCACTCCCGAGTAGATGCCGTATGCGCCCGCCGCCGCCGCGCCTGCAATGCCGATATTGCGGCCGAGGTTGGACACACCTCCTGGCCCGGCCGCGCGATCCACGGTGACGGCATTGCCTGAAGCGTCAAACTCCGGCGTGCCGTAACCTGCGCTTGCCATGTCGGCAGGGTTGTATGCGGTGTCACCGCCGCCCGAGCCAGCCGCGAGCGTACCCGGCATGCCCGAGAATATGCCGCTTGCCGATCCACCGCCACCGGAACGGGACATGGCCAGCTCCCGCGCTGCCGAGATCAGTCCAGTTGCCGCAGTGTTTAGGTTCGTCCCCGCCGTGTTGAGTGAAACCCCGGCCGACTTCATCGGGTCCGGACCGAAGGGCGTGCCCTGGAGCGCCGTACCGAGGAACGTACCCGCCCCCGCGTGCAACCGGTTGGTGATCGCCGTCCCCGTGGGGGAGTCGATGGCCGCTCGTCCGAGGTTGGTGAGGATCTTCCCTTCGAGGCCCTCTGCCTGCGATTTCAGGTAGCCCACCGCTCCGCCGTGCTGTGCCGCCATGATCAGCCCCACGGCCATCGAGACGGTCTCTTCCTTCTGTTGCTTCTTCAACGACAGGATTTTGGTCTGGTAGTCCAGATCCGCATCCCCGATTTCCTTCACGTATTCCAGGCGCGCTTTGTCGATATCGAGGATGTCGGAGTGCGTCGCCTTCAATGCGAATTCCTGGGAGGCCGCATCCTTGCGAAGTTGGATCTGCTGCCGGAGCGTGGACAGTTCATCGCTGGGGGATGCGCCCGCGGCGAGCAGCCGGCCCTGGCGGTTGGCGGTGTCGCGGATGGTGCCGACCTGAGTGTTGACCCTGCCCAGCTCCGCGGTGTTGTAGACGGAGACCGCCTCTTTCTGGTTCTTATACTGCGCTTCGGCCGCGGCGGAGTCGTCGAAGTCGGTCAGGGTCAGCTTGTGCGGCGTTTTGCCATCGGGACTGAATGCGTCTTCGTAGCCGGTGCCGATGCCGCCGCGGAGTTGCTTCTCCACGAAGGTCATGAACTGTTTATCCGCGGTGCGTGGCAGCGCGCCCCGCATGAAATCGGCCATACCGGCACGGTCAGCCGGAAGCAGCCCAGCGTACTTCTCGAGCAGGGCGGCGGTTGGCCCCTGCTCAGCTTTGCGCATCTGGATGGCGGTCCGGGCGGATTGCTCCCGTATCGCGGCCGCCTCCGCTGCCAATTCCCTGGCGACGTCCTGCCTGGCCTTGGCTTCCTCATCCAGTGCCGCGGCAGCCTTTTGTTGGGCTTGTATGAGCAGCGTCCGTGCTTTCTGAATGTCCGCATCGGCGTTTCCGAGCGCCCCGCCGACGTCACGCAATGCGGACTGCGCGAACTGGAGAACGACTTCGGGCGCGCGGTCCGTGGTTCCCTTTACACCGCCAATAGCCTTCTGGAAAGCCATCGTTTCGCGGTCGGAGAGATTCGGATTGCCTACGCCGGTTTTTGCCTGTCCGATGTACTTTTCAAGCGCGGCGCGTTGTTCCTGGAGATCACGCTGCTTGGTTTGCGCCTGATTCAGATCCACTCCGGCCGACTGCACCTCGCGTTGAGCGCCGGCGACCGGACCATACTGCGTCGTAAAAACGTCCTGCTGCAGTCCCTTGATGGCCAAGAGTGTCTGTCTCGCGGAATCCCCGTACTTGTTTAGTTGGTCGGTGGCTGTTTTTTCCGCGTTGGCGATCTCTTTCCAGGAGAAGAGATGATCCCCCAGAGAATGGCCGATCTTTTCAACTATTCCGAACAACGCGATCGCGCCGAAGACTGGAAAGGCAAGTTGCATCGCGGGGCCGAAGCCCTGGATCGTTCCCAGGAACGCCGCCGCCGAACGTAGCGGCATTGAGCCTTCCATCACGCGCAGGGCGGTGGAGGCCGCCATCGTGCTTCCCACAACGCGCGTCGTTCCCACCGCCAACGCGTCGTTTGCAGCCGCGCCTTTCAGTGCGGCGGCAGTTGCGGCTTCCTGCGCCGCCGTCGCCTTCACTGACGCCGCTGTCAGCCCCTCCGTGGACATGCGGTGTTTCTCGCGAAGGGCTTCGAGCTTCGTCTCCTCAATGGCAAGGCGCGCCATCGAGATCGTCATTTTCTCGCTGGCGACACCCGCGCCGTAGAGCGCGTTATTCAGCAGCTTCGTGCGGGCGTCCAGCTTCTCGGTTTCAGTGCCCAGCGCCGCGACTTGGGGGGTACCCGACACGTTGCTGTCGATATTCAGGATGTACGGGCCGTTCCCCATTAGCTGTTTGCCTCCTCCATCGCCGTCTCAACCGTCCTGCTCTCGCTCTCGCAAATCCGCACCGCATCGAGCAGGAACCCCGGCATCTCATCCGCCCCTACCGTCGATCCCGTCGATTCCTTCGCCGTCTGCAACATATTCACGATCTGCACTAACTCAAAACTCCGCTGGGAAATACTCGATACTGGACACTCGCTCTCCCAGATCTCCGGTATTCTCCAATGGAAAGCTTCCCGCCCCTGCTGTGTGCTCCGGTTCGCGGTGTAGGTTGGCATCCACCATTTCGCTCTCCGCGGGTCTACGTTGGCCGGAAAGTACTTGAAACAATTTCGTTCAACGTACCAACCACCTGCAGGACCCCGGCACTTCCCGCAGTTGAATTCTGACTGTCCCCACCCACCGCTTCGCCAGAAGTGATAGGCGGTCCTAAGTTTGGGATTTCGCCTCCTCGCAATCGCCCATCATTCACCAGCAACAAGTAAATCTCCTGCGCCAGAGCCCGCGGCCCGTAGTCCAGCAGCTCCTCCGCGTTCATGCCGTCGAGTTCGCCGCCGTTGATTGCGATCAGCCCGGAGCGGATCCACGCCGCCCGAAGACGGGCATCGACCTGCGCATACTCCTCATCGATGACCGCGCGTTTCTTCCGCACGTCAATCGGGATGGCTGCTTGGAGTTCGAGCGCCAGCGGCTTCACATCGGCCTCGAGTACGGCTTCGAATTGATCGGCGGGAACGGCGAGAGACTTCCGCTTCGCAATCTCAAGTTGGGCGGACAACTCCGCTTCCTTTCCGCAGGGCACGGGGTAGTCGCTTTCGAGTTCGCGGAGTCTCTGCCGGTGGGCAAGCGTCTCGAAGTCGAGATCGGTGCGCGTGCCCAGGCCCATGCGGCGGACTTCGAAGCTCACGCCGGGAGTGGTGGTTGAATCGTGTATCACGGTGCGTGCGAACATGCTCAGTACTTCCCTCTGTGCGTGATGGCCGAGTTGCAGTCCATCCGCGCGTCTCGCAGCTTCCGAATGGCGGCGGTCCGGTCCGGCGATGGCGGCACGTCCGCGATAATGACCCGGACCGCATCGGCCAGCGCCTTGCGAATACGGCCGCCTGCTTCGACCTGTTCCGGAGTCCACTTGTGATAGTCGAACATGTCATCTACTAACGCCGAGACTTCCGGCGTCACGCTTGTAGCTCGATTGATGTCGATCATAGGTCTACGTGTGCACCATCGTCACGTCGTCGATATTCGCGATCGCCGATGCGTGCGCCATGCTCTCGCCGAACGACGTCTTCACGCGCGCTCCGTCGTCGGAGTAGTTGCCCAGCTCAAGCTGCACGCTCTTGATATTGAACGTGCAGATCGACCCCGCAATCGTTCCCACCTGCAGCGTGACGTTGAATGGCGTCTTCGCTTTCGCCTTCACTTTCAGGTTGTTGATCGCCGCCGAGTCCGAATCCTGGAAGTCTGCCGAGATACTCACTGCCCGCTCTCCACCGCCCGGCGTTGACGCATAGACGTTGCCGAAGTTGTCCATGTAAAGCACGGTGCCGGTGCGGATCCGCAGGGAGCAGGCGATCAGGGGCGCCGAGGTCGGATCCATGACGTTGGCGTCGAACGTCGCGATCCCGGTGAAGCCGTTCTGGATGGCGCCGACTACGGTGGGCGTCGCCAGCTCCAAGGGGTACGCCGTCAACCCGCCCTTGCCGAGCACGTCTTCGTTGGCGAAATTCTCCGATTCGAGCGCCCAGTAGGCGCGCCCCGAGGAAGACATCTCGAACACGTTGCCGTTCAGCGCGAACGATGCCTCTTCCACCGTGCAGCCGTAGGCGAACTGCTCGCTCTTCCCTGCCAGTAGATGCTGGAAGCGCGCCAGCGTGAACGTGGGGAAGTTGGTGTCGCTGAAGCCGTACGTGACGGAGACGGCAGCCGCCACGGCGCCGGCCGCCTGCCCGAAGATCGCGGCCATCAGGATATCGGAGTCCGCCGGCGTGCCCGCGGTCCCTGAGAGGATCACCGGCATGCTGGGAAGCGCCCAGGTGGCAGACTTGCGGCCCACGATGCCCGGCTGGGTCGATCGGGTGCCGGTCTTCCACGGCACGGGCGTGAGCGGCGCCGCGGCCTTCATCTGGCAGCCGTTGACACCGGTGCGCAGCAGCTTCGCCGCGGTGGAAGTCCAGACGCCGGCGGTGTTGGGTACGGTGCCGAGCACGGTCTGCGGGCCGATGATGACGCGTTCTAAACGGGGGATGGTGAACTGTGGCATGTTACTTTACCTCGGGTTTCGTGGATGCCGGCGCCGGCGCGACGGGTTTGGGATTGGCGAGCTGCTCGCGATAGTCGTGCAGCAAGAGGCGCGCGGCCAGGTGCTTCTTGTGCCAGGATGCGGGTGCGCCAACCTGCAGGCGCGGGTTGGGGTAGGCCTTGATCTCCTCGACAGAGAAGTTGCACTTCTGGAACGTCGCCTCGGGCAGCATCGCCGCGCCTTCTGAGATAGCGCGGTTGGCCAGCTCATCCGGCATTTCGAGCACGTCGCCGAAGACGCGCTCGGCGTGCGCCTGGCCGGCGAATTCTGGGTGATCCGAGATCTCGAACGGCCCGCCGATAAGAACGAATTTAGACATGATGTTTGACTCCTTTTTCCTGTATCAGGGACACGGCAACGTCGACGGTAGAGGGTAGCTGCCCTCCCATGACTGCCGCGTTCCCGGCTGCTAAGAGTTGTTCGACGGTCGGCCCTGTTCTCAGAAGGTCTCGCACTTCTCCGACGTTTCCGTACCGGGCGAAAAAGGCCGCTGCCTCCTCCCGAGTGGTGGGGACTGGCGCCAGGGGCGGAGGCGTCGGCGACATTACAGGCGTTCTCGCCTTCAGTCGATTGATTGCGCCGATTGCTTCATCCAGGTCGTCATTGCCGATCACGACGTCGCCGTCGGGCAGCTCTGGCGCGCGCACGATCAGCGTCACCTTCGGATGCTTGAACTTTCGGCACACGCTGTCGAGATCGTCTTGAAGCGAAAAGAAAAGCTCCTTCATACGATCAACTCGAACTGCAAGATAAACTGCGCGCTCTGGATCCACCCGTATCCGCCCATCGCAATCCCGCCGCGCTGCAGCCCGACCTGCCCGTTCCACAGGAGGTTGCCCGGCCAGGACTGGTGATTCATGTCGTTGAGCGCCGCGATCACGGCGTCTTCCGTCAGGTCTACGAGCGATGCGAAGTCCGCCAGCACCGATTCGTCCGCCCAGGAGTGATGCACGTCCACCGTGGCAATTACCGGTCCGGCGAACGTGGCGAACTTGACCCGGTTGGTGTGCTGGGTTCGCACGGTGTCGATGGTCAGCAGAGGGTAGGTGAAGACGCTGCTCTCCTCGAAGGCGGCTGATGACACGCGCCCGAAAATAAAGTTGGTGGAGTTGGCGGTCCAGTCGATCGCGTAGGGCGCGACTCCGTAGGATGCGGCCAGCGCGGCGATGCGGTCGTTCAGGCCGGTGCCGGCGGCTGAAAGCTGGGTCTTGATAGCGTCGCGGATGAGTTTCGAGATCACCGCCGCCCCCTCGCCCGGATGGCCATCCGCTGCGCGATCGCCTTTTCGCCGAGCGCCAGATCTTCCGCATTCAATGCGAAGAACTGCCGCGGGGGCAGCTTGCTCGTACCTTCGTTGTGGCCCCGCGCGCGCGCTGCCTCTTCGCCGTAGAAGCCCAGCGTCAGGCTGGTGCATGGCTGATTCTGCTCGAACGCTTCGAACTCGGAACCGAAACTCGGAAGCCCGACGCTTCCGGCTACTTCCGAGCCGCCGGCGCGGACCATGATCGCGTCCAGCATGTGCGGATGCTGTTCGAGGCCGAATAAATTCACGTTCGCCACGCCGTGCGCCGCCTTCGCCGCCGCGTAGGATTCGTACCGGATGCCCGTCGCCGTCCGGATCCCGATGCGCCCGGTCTTCGCGTGGCGGTTCTTGGCTGCCGTGGCGCGCGCCGCGCGGCCTGCTGGAGTGCGTCCGGATGCGGAGTCGCGATTCGGGTAGAAGTAGAAGGCCTTCCCGTTGGCGTAGGGTGCGAACGGCGCGCCGTTGACGTCGATGCCGGCGAAAGTGCGCTCCCTGATGCGCGATCGGTACACCTCGCCGACGAACAACAGATCGCCCACCGTGATAACAGTTAACGCCGCGACCGTGGCGCGGATCGAGGTTCCGGCATCGGCTCCGCCCGGTCCGACGAAAGTGGCGCTAGCGGCCATGAATTGCCACCCGCAAATAAGCGCTTATTGATACACTGTGGTCGTGGCCATCAAGCGTAAAGACCCCGCCGCCGTCGCGCTGGGCAGGAAGGGCGGGCTGGTGAAGGGTCGCAAGGGACTCGCCGCCATGACTCCAAAGCGGCGCGCCGAAATTCAGGCGATGGGCCTCGCCGCGCGCCGTGAAGAGAAGCGAATCAGCGACTTCTGCACCGCGAACGCGTATATCCCCCCGGCCCCCGCCCAACTGGGGCGCAAGTCCGGCCCGACGAAGGTGCCGAAGCGTGGTCGCTGAGCTTACGTACGGACCTATCCGCATGCTGGTGGAGTTTCCGGAGGACTGCTTGGTTCCCGGGCCGAATGGGACGCTCAACGTGACCTGCAACATCCTGGACGTTTTGGATCCGCCTGAAGCGCGACAGCGATGGCTGGCGCGTTCAGCTCCGGCGAAGGATTGACCCATGCCCGATAAACCCACCCCACTCCCCCGCCCCGCGCATCGCGTGACCATCGACCTGATGGGCAAGCGGTACGCGCTCGACGTGCGCATCTCGCCCTTGCCCGACGCGCCGGCGGAAGTGGTGGAGATGCCGAAGGCAGAGCCGGAGCCGTAAATGACTACGCTATGCATCTGCGGGACGTGCGCGCTGTGCAAGGAACGCGCGGCGAAACTGGATGCAGCGAGCCGCCGCGTGCTCGCACCGTTCGCCGCCGCGCTTGCCGAGGAAGTCGCGGCTTCGGTATTTCGGTTACGGTTTGCGCCGAAGGCGGAGAAGAAGCGGTGAGCGATCTGACCCCGAGGCAGTACCTGGAACTGCAGGCGGCTCGCGCCGTCATGGCCGGCGGCCCGATGCACCCGACGCTTTCGATGACCGCGTTCGGCAAACTGACCGAGGAGCAACTTCGGGAGTTGATCGCGTGGCACGAGCAATCGCGGGTAGATCACGCGGCCTCCTGAAGCGTCAGATCGCTAACCGAGAGGTTCCAGGCGTGCCGGCAGTTCCATCCGCCAACTGTGATCATCGTATTCGGTAGCTGCCCGTTATCCATGGCGTCGATCTGCTCGCGCGTGTAGCTCTTCCCGGCCAGCGTCAACGCGCGGCAGAACGGCCTTTCGAGCAAGTCGGCGGGCCCACTAAACCGGTACTTGAGCACCTGCGCCGGCAGATCCTTGGCGATGATCTGGAACGACCGCTCCGAGGCCGTCCGGTAGAACGTGCTCATCCCCGTGTCGGCGATCGTCCGCGCCTTCCCGATGCTCGTTTCGAACCGCGCGGTGAGCATCTCGACCAGCGACCCGAAGCGCAGACCCGCCACGCCGAACAGCCCGCGCGTCACCGCCTGGCCGGCCACCGCCTCGATCGCACCCGTCAGCGCCGCCACGGTATTCGCCTGCGTTGCGCCGAGCAGCGACAGGTCGCGCGTGGTAAAGCCGAGGTCCGTCCCCCACTTCTGCCCCGCCTGCTCGCCCAACAGTTCGAGCGTCTCCTGCAGGAAGGGCAGCGTGCCGCGGAACTCCATCACGAAGGCGTCCACCAGCCGCTGGTAGCCGGCCTTGTCCATCTCCGCCATGAACAACCGCCCTGCGTTGCGAAGGATTTGCATGTTGCCGGCGGTCGAGTCGATCACCCCGTCAGTGATCGCAAGGCGGGCCTGCAGCCGGGCGATGACGCGGCCTTGCGCGCGCATGGTGATGTCGCGGAGGTGCGACTCGAAGGTGGCGACCAGGGCGTCCTGGCTGCGGTTGTGGCGGGCGACAATATCGCGGAGGTCGGCCATCAGCCTCTCCCCACCGTGTTCTGAAACGTGAGCGCCAGGTCCGGCACCTGGCCGCCGCCCATCATGTACCCCGTCGTCACGGGATCCGCCACGAGGGTAACCGTCTTCGTCCCGATTGGCGTCGCCGCCTGCCAGTAGAGCGGCCCGCCGGCCACGCCAATCCACAAAATCCAGTGGCTCGCGTTGAGCGGCGTCATCAGCCCTGACGACAGACCCACCCGATCCATCTGGCCCGTAGGCGGATTCAACGAAGCGATCGACACCCGGAGCACCTGCCCGAGCGCCTGTGCGATCGGGAACACCACGGACGGCGCCGACTCCGCGTTGCCGTTCGCCACCTCCGACACGTACCGCGACGAATCGTAGTACGTGATTGCCACCTGCAGCGCCTGCGCCGTGCCGGATCCGCCTATCGTCGAGAGGTTCGTCGGGCCCCACGTTCCCGCGTTGGCCCCGTGCCTGGCGCCGGGGCACTCCAGGGGTTGCGTGAGGTAGGGCAGCCCGACTTGCCGCAACTGCCGCCAGGCGAAATCGGCATCCTTGCCGTAGCGCTCGTACTTCTCCTGCAGGCGGTCTTTCCCGAGGCGCGCGCTCGCGTCCCGATAGAACATCGAGAGCGCCGTGTAGGCCATCCACATTTCAACGGCCGACGCGGAGTTGGCGTACTGCGATTCCGTGGCCACGATCTGATTCAGCCGGGTGCGCGACTGATTGCGCGCCGCCGGCACGCCCGTATTCCAGACGGCCGCTAAACCGCCTCCCGTCATCCCGGGAGAGGCCAGGTAGGAGGTGTACATCTGTTGCGCCGCCAGGATGCGCCTGCCGCACTCCTGCCAGGCGAGCGCGCATACCGAGGCGGGGCCTTCGATCGTGATGACCGGCTTGGTTGTGGCAGCCACGGACGCGACTTCGCTATCGATCTGCGCCAGGGCGGCGGCGGTCACGATATCGGAGTCGGTGAATAACATCAGCTCTTGTCCGGCTTCGGCTTCCGGCCGCGGTTTTCGGCCTGGTCTACGGCGTGTTCCGCTTTCAGGCGGTCCATCAGTTCCACCGCGCGAGAGTGCGTGGCGGGGAATGATGCAGTCTGCGCCACGTGGAGCAGCAAAAACATCACGGCTTCTTCGGCTGTATCTGTCATCAGGACCTCAGAAATGAAAAAGGCGGCGCGAGTGCCAAGGAAAGCAGCACCCGCGCCGTAAAAATCCCCCCACTTGGAGGTTCAGGAGGAAACCCTTCCGCCTGCTACTCGATCCAGGCGTGCGCCAGAACGCTTCCCGGCGTCGCATCGATCGCCAGGCAATTCAGGCGCAGCTTGGAGTTCGCCACCCCGAACCGCGTCATGGGGATGTCGTAGACCGCCCGCTCCCGCGCATCGCCTTCGACGGGCTGGGATCCCTGGAAGTGGAAAACCGCTACCTGGATCGCGTCGTTAAACGGCGTCGCGCTCGCGGTGTCTTCGACGGCGAAGAGAGCGCGCTTTCCAGCCGCCAGGCCGCGGACGGTGACCTTCAGGGATTTGAGCGCGGTTGCGGCCAGGGCGGAAGTATCGAGCGTGCCGGTAACGGCGCCGGCGGCGGCGACGGCCTGCTCACCGGTAGTAATGTCACGTTGCGTCATGAGCTATTTCTCCTTTTTTGTTTGGCGTTCGGCGGCCAGCCGCACCAGATCCTGCAGGTCCTTCGGCATGGCGAGCTGGCCTTTGCGCTTCAGCTCGATCTCGGCCAGTTCGTCGGCCTGCTGCTGTTGCATCGCCTGGTGATGGGCGATTTCCTCGGGGGACGCGAGCTTGTGAGTCCGTTCG